GGCTTGCCCACGCCAGTACGGAGCCGTGCTTGCCCGTGGGAATCATCCACGCCTTCATCTCACGATTCCATACGGCGTTCAAGTCACCCTTGGGATAGGTGCTGTCTCCCCACGGGATGAACACCACGACCTTGCCCTGACGAACGTCCACGGCTTTGATGCCACGAACTGGATTGTTGGCTACGGGCTTGGTGATGGCATCGTAGTCAATGCCTGCGAACGAGAGTTGCCACTTGTACTTCTCCAGCATCTCGTAGGCTTCTAGGGCCGTCTCAGGTGTCCATGCTTCAGCAGGCAGTTGCGCTAGGGCGTTGCCGAACTTGGTGTCTCCACCGTTGTAGCCAACACCGTCAGGACGTACCGCTCCATCATCTACTGAGGCAAGCGCACGGACTGCTTTTACAAGGTTTTCATCAGTTGGCATAGACTTACTATCATACTACGGTTTAGTGGTGATAGCAAGTACCAAACTAAGAAATCCCGTGTGCTTACTTCGTGTCTCGGTTGTGGTGCTTGTACAAGGCTTGGTCTGTGGTGCCAGCCCATTCAGCAATCTTGCGCCACGTCACGCCTGCGTCACGGAGACGGGTGACGGTCTGACGACGCTCCTTGCCCAACTCGATAACCTTCTTCTCGTGGTCACGCATCTGAGCGCAGATGTCCTTGATGTGCTGAAGAAGTGAGGCGACCTCAGGCGAGAACGATGCCTCAGCCTCTTTGCGCTCTGGTAGTGGGGTGGTGAAATCGTTAGGCATTCTGTTCTCCTTGTGGGATTTAGTCTAGTGGGGTTTCCAAAGTTGGGTGGTCTATCTGGGGTTTAGTGGAATCCCCAATGAACTCGTGTGAGTAGGACATCCGTCGGCTGGGTTGCCAGCCAGAGAAACGCTCTACTCGCTGGTTTTCAGCAACGCTGTCTTTGCGCTTGACGTGGTTCTTGGAAGTCGGCTTCCAAAGCGCAGAACCGTCTCTGTATTGGCCTAGTCGGGGGTGTGTGGTCTTGGTGAAAAAACGTCGCTCCATCAACGTCTGATTCGCACCTTGCCAGTCACTAAATCTTACACCCACTCCTAAACCTTGAAAGTCTGGCTTGACAACGAGGCGATGGCCTCGGTATGCGTTTTTCACTGTTCCACTTGGAAAAGAGAGAACTGCGTAGAAAGCGGCTGGGATTCCACCAATGACGGCGACGTAGCACTCGGACGAACCGTTGAGTGAGCCATTGAGGTAGTGGTGTTCCACGAAATACTGCCACATGGCTGCTTCGACTTCGTATACCTCTGCCACCAAAGGTTCTCGATGAAGGCACTCCTTGGGCTGAAGGCAGTACATCCCTGCGTCGGTGTCAATAATCCAATCGGGCTGTAGCCATTCCAGCACGTCACGATGGCAAGTGGCGATGACGATGTTGTGTACGGCGTTTGTACGGACGTACTTTTGGAACGTGTTGCTGGCGGCCTTGGCGACGGTGCGGTCTACGACTGAGGTGAACTCGTCAATGACGGCGTTGGCGGCAATCTGACGAGCCAAGTCCACTCGGAACTTTTCACCAGTACTCAGAACGTTGTACGGCTTCGTCCACGTCGGCACGGCGTTCAATCCGACGGCGTACATCAACGCTGCGCCTTGCTCTGCGGTGGTGAAGTGTGAGATGACTGAGCGTGTGTTGTCCCACTGCGGCTGTGCCATTTCACCAAACTCAGTTAGCAGTAACGTCTTGCCACTGCCAGAAGCGCCCACGATTACGCCGATGTTCCAATCCTCACCTACGTTGGGCTTAGCCCACGGGTAGAACCTCGTGCTGGTTGGGTCGTACTCGAACTGCTCGCACGCCTCGGTGGTGATGGGGTCTGATTCCAAATCAGATGTCAGCGGTGTGTTGGACTTTCCCAACGGCAGCCACTCATCCGTGGTGGTGAAAAGCATTTCGTTCATTGCCTCTCCCCCGTCGAGGGATGGCGTGACATGCTGGCAAGACGTTCTTCTTCGTCGAACTCTTCGCCGTCGTATTCCACCAGAGTGAGCATAAACCCTAGTCTAGCGGTGCGGATACCTCGGTGACGGTCATTTCCAATGCGTCCTTGCCAAACAACGGGGCTAGGAAGGTTAGTTTCACCACAATCTTGGCGTTGTCGTCAATCAGTACGCCTGCATCAACCAGTCCGTCAACCGCCGCCTTCACCTGAGGGAAGCATGCGCCCACGTCTTGGCGGTACTTGGCGTTGAGGACGTAGGGCTGGATGGTGATTTCCACCTGCTCCATGCTTGGCATCATCGCCTCTTTTGCGAGGTCGCAAAATGCTGCTCGCCACTCCTTGACAATCTTGGCTCGCACCATGTGGTGAACCGTGCGCTCTTTGTTGAGCGTGAAGTCGGGACGTTCCTCGTAGGTGAGGACGTAAGCGTTCATAGTGAAATCACTACGACGGGTGGGCGTGCGTTTGTTGTGTGTGTGACTGCGGCGTTCACTGCTGTCTCCACTCGTTCCTTGCCCGTGAGTTCCTTGCTGCGTTCCAAAGCGTACAGTGCGGCGAGGGCGGCCTGAGCGCCAGCGCCCGTAGCCCCGTATGGCTCTCGTGATTTCACCACGGCAAAATCCGAGCCAATCTCGTAAATGGCGGTCTTGTTGGCGACAAGGACGGCCCAATCGTCTGCTGGAAACCCTGCGTCGTTCGCCCGTGCCATGAGGTAGTCACGGATTTTGTACGGGTCAGAAACGGCGCTCTTTCGGAGAATGTCCATAATCCGAAACGAACCCGATACTCCGACAAGACTGGATTCGGTAACCCAAACTTTTGGTTCTGCTGAAATAATGACCGTGGAATCGTCAAATGCGCCGCTGTCCCCAGCCATCCACACTTGCTTTTTGTCTTTCCACGCTGCCAAACAGGTCACAAGACAAGGCTACTAGCGGATTTCACTGCCCCTGAGTTGGGTAATGAACCTCGCCCGTTTGTGCGTATTCCGTGCGCATCTGGTTGGTCATCGCCTTTGCTCGCACCATCTGTGCCGCCGTCTCTGCACGCTGCTGATTCACCTTGACACGGGCATCAAGTTCGTCCGCTTTGCTGCCGCCGTTGGCCTTTTCCAAATCTCTGGCGGCGGTGAAGTGCTTGACGGCCTCTTCGTGAAGTTCCTTGGCTTGTTGCCAGCGTCCGTTATGAAAGCGGTACACGCCAGTACGCTCGGCCCTTTCACCTGCGTTGACGTGTTCGGCTACCCCCTTGGAGTATTGGTTGCCGTGGAAGATGTGACCGAGTAGGTCGCCCTTTGTGAGCGGATACAACAACCCGTCGGTGGTGAAATCAGTCATGCCACAAGGCTAACCGACGTTTTCTAGATGCCTCTTGACTTCCGTTTCGGCTTGTACTTTCTTGAAGAACCGTGGAAGGCTCCATCCGCAGTTGCACCACGCTTCGTACAGTGTGGTGTTCAGCATTGAAGAACGGTATTCCTCGACCTGAGCGTCGTGGTCTTTAGGCGCTTCTGGTGCGGCCTTCTTCTTGGCTGCCACTAGATGCTTCGCTTGAACAGTGTCCAGCGACGTACTTGATTTCCGTTTGGACTGCGTTCCAAAATCCACTGGTCGTGGCACGAGCGGCTGTACTTGCCCTCGGATTTCACTGCGTAGTCCGTGCACTCCCAAATGGTTCCGACGGGGAAGGAATCAACGTCGGGTTTCTTGCAGTCGTGGGGCATGTAAATCACCATGCCGTGCTTCTTGCCGTCGTCCGTTGGTTCGCCTTGGCTTTCCAGTTGGCGCTGTACGGCAGCAATCTGGCGAGGTGAAGGCTGACCTGCTTGGGTGAGTAGCGACTGGCGCACGGGGCCGTGCTTACTCCACTCAACCGTCCACGGCAGGTGCTTGTTCTTTTCGTTCCACGATTCGATGTGCTTCTGTCGCTCGGTAGGTGGAATAAGTGGCTCGGTCATGTGTCACTCTTTCGGTAATGCGCTTCGTTCGGTACCGATAGCGTAGCACGGTGTAGTGGCTAGGCAACGCCCATCAAGAGTTGCAAGTTGGTTGGTGAAACCATGTACACGTCGGGCACGTCGAAGTACACGCCAGCAAAACGCATGGCCTCGTGCGCAAGGGCGGAGCAAATCCACGTTCCTTCACGGCGACACTCCAAGAACCACTGTGGTGAAATGATGTCCACTCCAATGCAGATGTCGGACAACAGGCCGTACTTTTTTCCAATCTGCTTCTCGGCAAACCACGCCGCCTTCTCAGCGTCTCCACCAAGCGAGGTGATGTCGTACATCGAGATGAGTTCGGACGAGGCAGTGAGGCTGGCGAGGGTTGATTTCACCACACCCTTCATCGTTGCTTGCACAATCCACACGTCGTCGTAAGTTGCGCCTTCGGTCACGACGGTAAAGCAGTGGTTGTAGGTGCCGTCCTTCCAGCGCAACTTTTCACCGAAGCGGATGAGTGCACCCATCGTGCCGTCGGTCTTGGCAAAGCCAGTCATGCCTCGCTTGATTTCACCAGCAGGCAGGTTCGTGATGCAGGGGGCGGCGTTCTTTGACATGGCTCTAAAGTACTACGCTTCCCACGAATGCTTGGTCAGTCCCAGTTCGTGCGCCTTCTTTGGGTTGTCCTCAATCCATGAGTTGTGGTGATTGCAGACGAGGATGATACCGCTCACGTCGAGCAGGTTCGCATCGCTCTGCCCTGACCGTGCTCGGCTGAGGATTTCGTGCCCATTTATTTCACCAAAGCACGGCGTGCCAATGATGTCCTTGACGGTGCATTTCCACGTCTCACGCTTGCCGAAGTGGGCGAGCATGGCTTCCTTGCGCTGAACGTTGACCGCTCGGCGCTTGTCGCTCATCGGCTTCAGGGACGAACGCTTCAGTGCGCTGGGCTTGCGCTCCAACGGCTTGCGAGCCAGTTGCTTCTGCTTCTTTTCACCATCACGGCACTCCTTGCAGCGAGGCAGGTACTTGCCGGAACCGTCTCGACGTGCGATGAACTCGTCCGTGGATTTCACCTCACGGCACGAGCCACACTTCTTGACTTCGCTCACTTTTTGACGGATACGAGCGTCTCGTTCACCACGCCAAACTGCGTATCCGTAACGGCAACGTCGCTGTCAAAGGCCGTCAACGAACCGCCGCCTGCGTAAACCGCAGTGCCGTCTGATGCCAACTGCTGAAGGTCGGCTGAGAGGGTCTTGATTTCGGCATTGACCTTGGGGCTAAGAGAGTTAGCAAATGTAGCGAGAACCAACGCATCGTTGTCAAGGTTGGTGAAATCCTGCGCCGTTGCGGTATTGGAACTCAACGAGCCAACAATGACGTTGTAGTCGGCAAGCGAAGTGCCAAACACGGGATTGAATCCCTTGTGCCAACGCTTCCAGTTTTCAGCAACCACAACAACCTTGACGGTCTTGACTTTGTTCTTGACGTTCGTCTCGTGGACGGCGATTCCGGCGGTGGTGATAATCGCCACGACCACAACTGCCGTGATGACCCACTGCCACCAGAACAGGCTCTTGAAGAACTGCTTGATTGCGCCCGTGGTGTCGTCGGCTTGGAGCGTAACGGTGGGGGTCTGGTCAACCATCAATGTAATCACTTTCGTCTGGTGATGCGAGTGCTTGCGTCTCAGACTTTACCACGGTTAGTGACGGGACGCTAACTGTGCCTGCGCCCAGTTGAAAACCGACGCTGGTGATTGTCTCTTTGTCGTACTTGTCCTTCAGTTCGTTGTACGCCTTCAGGAAGTGCGAACGCTCCACGCCGATGGTGTCGCTAAAGCACAGCGACGAGAACCCAACGGATTTCACTGCCCCCTCGATGAGGGGATGCGACCAACGGTTTCCATTTCGGTAGAACTCACGCCCGTGTTGACCGAGGCCGTCGTTCACCTCACGCCATGCCTCGAATGCGGTGGGGGCGAGGCTGCCGCTGACCTCTGCGCACTTTCTGCGGATGCCAGCGATGGTTGGGAACTTTTCCTCGGTCAACGCCCAGTCTTGGGCCGCACGGATGGCGATTCCACCATCAACGTCGGCTAGGAGCATGCTCCACATCTCGATGGTGCCGTCGTTGGCCTTCCATGCTGGAAAGGCGCAGGCGAGGACGTAGCAGACGGTGGCGGTTTCTTGCTGGTTCATTACAGGTGCCTCTTCATGAAGTTTTCGATGGCGGTCAGGGCGTTCCCAGCCTTGTTGGGTGCTGGGGCAACAGTCTCGCTGATTCCAGCGCCCGTGTCAAGGAAATCTTGGTAGCGGAGAGACGAGCCGAAGAACGTTGCGCCGTGGAGTGTGTACATCTCTGGTTCACCACGACGACTGGCGGCGTAGTTCTCGGTGGCCTGTATCAAGCGCACCACGGTTTCACCAGCACGGATGCGAGCAACGAAGTTTTCCTGTGCCTTGCCTTTGTTGATTTTGCGTGGGTAGAGCCGCCAGACTTCCTCGAACTCTGCCGAGTACGGCTTCTCCTTCTTTGCCCGTTCGGATTTCACTGGCTCCAAAATGTGTCCGTCGCCCGATTTTTCGGGTGACGCAAAAGAACTATCTTCAGTACTTACTTCATTCAGTACTTGCTTTGATTCAGTACTTACTAAGTGGGGCACTTCACCGTCAACGGTGGAACCGTGCACGGTTGAGCCGTTGACGGTAAACCCGTCCACGGTTTCATCAGGGATTATGAGGATTTCACTGCCTATAGCGACCTCGTGCACCACCCGTTCGACGTGCGAGAACTGGCCTTTTTCGTCGTTGATGCGCTGTCCGTTGTTGGTGATGTAACCGAGGGATTCCAACTCGCTGAGGATGGTGAGGACTTTCTCCTTTTTAGCCTTGGGCGATTCCTTCACGAGGTGGTTCACCATGATGACCCAGTTGTCGGGCTTCGAGATGAGGTAGGCCAGCATGCCCTTGGCTTCCCACGAAAGCCGAGCGTCGTTGAGGGTGACGTTGGGCATGATGGTGAAAGACTGGCGAGTGACGGACGGACTGCGACGTATCACGGCGATACTCCTTTTGCTACGGGGTGGTGATGATACACGACCAGTGTCCAGTGCTGGTGCACGGTTTAGGGAGAAACTGTATGCGTTTTTTGCCAGACCACAAGATGTGGTGGAATGCGGTTGCGGCCCCCTACATGTTGTGTTTGCCAAGCATGTGAAGTTTGTCACAAGTTGGTGAACCGCTGAGCGGCCCTAGAACGCCAAAATCCCCTGCACCCATGTCATCCACGGGTGCAGGGGATTCAGATGGCACACAGGGGCGTTTAGACCCCTCTGGCGGTCAACTACTCAGGAACTACGTCCTCGGTTGGCTCTTCCTCTTCGAGGGTTGAGCACGAGGCGACCAACTCTTGGGCTTCCGACAAGCGAGCCTGCGTCAGGCTGTTCACCTTGGGCAAGCCAGCCTCGCCCCACGCCTTGGCGAGCGAACGGCGCTGGGCTGGGGTCAGGGTGCGAATGCGTCCGTCGAGAACGTCACGCTCCGTGTCGGTGATGATGGGGTCACCCGACTTCAACCAAGTGTTGAAAATCTGAGCCGCTTCGGTTCCCTTGTTCGGGGCGAACACCTTGTCTGCGAGAGCCTCGCAACGTGTCTTGCCGATGATGGTGCGGTGGTCAGTGTCCATGTCCACAACGAGGGTGAACTCGTACTCGATGCCGTCACGCTGAATGGGAGCCATGCCGACCTTGCGTGGAGCGGTGCGACCATTGTCGCCCTTCTCCAAGGTGTACTCCGTCTTGGAGCGCATCGTGCTGATGATGTGACCGTTGAAGTTGAGCAACGTGTCAACCATGCGCTGCTGAATCGGCGTGCCGGTTTTCCATCCGGCAAATCCGTTGCCGCCAGCCTTCGAGCCAGCCAAGTCCACAATCTCCAACAGGCCACCTGCGCCGTTGTAGAAGTGGGTGAGGCTGTCAATCACAACGACTGCGTAGCCTTCGCCCTCGGCAGCCTTCAGCACTTCGACCAAGCGGTCAGGGTGGTAGGGGGCGGACATTGACAACGTGTCGAAGTCGAATCGGTCTGCGTACAACTTGGCGCTGTCACGCTCCGTATCAATCACGGCAATCTTCCCACCGGCGGCAAGTTCCGTCGCCCACGCAAGTGCGCTGAACGTCTTACCCGAACCCGATGGGCCTGTCACTGCAATGCGAGCCTTGGCCTCAGCCTTAGTCGCCTTTGTAAATAATGAACTCACTGGTTCACCTTTCTCTCTCTATTACTACACAACACAACACAAGGCCCCTATCTTATACGACGGACTACACCCATGTCCAGTCATCACCACAAAAAAGTTTCTGAAGTTATTGACTTGCGTTTGTCACTCCCATGCTGTACCATAGTTGAGTACCGATTTACCAACTGATTAGAAAGTGAGCAGACATGGCTGATACCCAGAGCCGTTACCAGTTCGGTGTACTCAACGCCTTCCGTGGCATTGGCACCCCCAGCATCTACGGCATCAACAACAACGGCATCATTACGGTTGAGGTTGAACTGAACGAGGCGAAGGCAAGCATCAATGGCTTCACCACGAAGGTGATGGCGAACGAAGCCATTGACCTCGCCCAGCGAGCCTGCGGTGCGTACTCGTTGGTTGACGAGGACAAGCAGTTCGACTTCGTGGTGACGTTCCTCTCGATGCTCGTCTCGAAGTCCTACGTCCTTCAGGACGAGCCTCAGGACGATGGTGCTGATGCCATCGCTGAGCAGAACTACCTCGACGCTGACATCGAGGCGTGGCAGTTCGAGAAGGCAGGGGTGTCGCTCTAATGGGTCTGTCAATCTACAACACCATCACCGACCAGTGCGTCTGGTCATCGTCCTACAGTGGCTTCGGCAACTGGCGTGACGACCTTGCGAAGGCTGCCGACGTTGGCGACTGGCGCACGACTGGCAACCCGACTGCCGATGAGGTGATGGGTTTCTGGGCGAACGCTCCCAAAGACCCACTGTCGTTCGTGTTGCAGCACAGTGACTGCGACGGCTACATCATGCCCGACGACGCTGGGCGACTGGAGCGCCGCTTGCGTGGCCTGCTCGATGACCTTGCCGAGAGCGAGTGGTTGGACGCTACCAAGGGCTTCATCAAGGCGCTCGACGAGGCGTGCAACACCAAGGCAATCTTGGTTTTCAAGTAAACCTGAAAGAAAGACTTGACATGTGTCACAGCCCTGTGGCACAATGGTTAGGTACAGATTTATCCAACTGATTAGGAGAATGAAATGTCGTTTGACCGTAGCGGACGTGGATTTAGTTTTGAGAAGCGTCGTGAGTTGGAGTACGAACTCCGTCACGAGGACGAGCAGGCGGACTTCGAGTTTGGTCACCGTGCCAGCGCCAAGTCCATTGCCTACGCCAAGTCGCTCATCGAGCGTGCCAAGAAGTTCCCACAGTTGAAGGAGCAGGCGGAGCGCCACGAGGCTTCCATCGCCAAGGACGGTGGCAGAAGTCGCCACAGCGTTCCCTACAACATCGCTACCGTCTCCTACGCCATCGCTGACCTGAAGGCGAGTTTGGACGCACTGTTCAAGTCGTTTGCTGAAGCGAAGGCGAGCCGTGAGAGCGAGCCTAAGGTCGAGGCTCCTGTCGTCAACGGCGAGGCTGCGACGACGAAGCAGATTGGATTCATGAACGCCCTGCTGAAGAAGAAGGACGTGCCTGCCGACCTGTTTGCTCAGGTCGAGGCTGCCAAGGCATCGAAGGCCAAGGCATCGAAGTTGATTGACGCACTCACCAAGTGCGCCGACAAGGTGGCAGTAAGCGCCTAGTTGCGCCGTGTCACACCCATGCAGTACCGTAGTAATGCAGTATCCCAACTAAGAGAAAGTGTCCACTGACATGACGGCAGAAGCCACCGCAGTATCGGCAGTACCCGAAGTATCCGTATCCAACCTTGGTGAAGGCATGTCCCTCGCTGACTGGCTCATCACCGATGGGCAGCCCGACACGCTCGTCGGTTTCGAGAGCGCCGAAGGCGAGCAGGCTCAGGCTTACGCCATCACCACTGACGACGAGGCTCTGTGGGCCATGCGTCGCCTCGCACAGGCTCAGCGTCACGTTGACAAGGTGAAGGCGCAGGCGCAGGCTGAGATTGACCGCATCAACCGCTGGGTCGAAGCGTCCACCACTGGCAACGTCCGCCTCATCGAGAAGTTTGACCGCTTGCTGGGCGACTACCTCATGGTCGTCCGTGAGGACGAGGCCGATGGTCGCAAGAAGTTGGAGTTCCCCGATGGCACGGTGTCGAGCCGTATGACCCCACCAAAGGTCGCCGTAGAGGACGTAGAAGCCTTCCTCGCTTGGGCTGAAGCCAACGGCAAGACCGAGTGGGTTCGTGTCAAGCGTGAGGCTGACGTAGCGACCATCAAGAAGGTCGTGGACTACAACGGCAACGATGTCATTGACCCCATCACTGGTGTCACCGTCGCTGGTCTGTCGCACACCGAGGGTGGCGTGTCCATCACGGTGAAGGTGACCGACTAGCCAAAGTCGCCACGGTGGGTGGGGCGAACTAACCAATCGGTTCGTTATCCGCTACGTCTCACCTGCCGTGCCGTTACTCTCATCATCATCCAAACGTGAGGATTGGGTGGTGATGAGATGAAAGAATCCCCTAGCCATTCCAAAACGGAGTGACTAGGGGATTCTTTGTTTGCTGCGAAGAAGCGTTACGCCTTAGGCGTGGTGCCTTCCGTGGGCGCTGCAACCGTTGCTGAAGTCACGCCGATGGAAGCGACAGGCTTGGTGGCCTTCACGCCGAGCAGCCGACCAAACTCAGGAACCTTCGTCTCCAAGTAGCGGATGATGATGAAGTAGCCCGACGACACGAAGGGGAACACACGCTGGTATGCCTCTGCCGTGGTCATGTGGAAGCCAGCCTTGGCTCCGAGGGTGATGAACCAACCAACAAGGATTGGGGTGATGTAGCGGACGATTTCCAAACCGTATTCGTCTACTACGGCGTTACCGCTTGTCTCTGGTGTTGCCATTGCCTGTCTCCTTTGAGAGCATTAGTGGTAGGTGCACCTCGGCCTCTGTACGATGCCAGTCGAGATGCCTTTCCACCTTATCCTCAATGGTGTCGAACCGCAAGTCCATACGGGCGAAGTTTGTGTCAATGCGCTCAAATCGTAGCGTCTGTTGCTCAATCAGGTTGTCTATTTTGTGGTCAATCTTGTCTGAATCTTTGTGGTTCTGCTTGCCATTCCTGTGCGCTCCGTACCATGCGGCAGCAGCGGTCAACGTCGCTGGGATGGCGCTGATGAGGGCGGCAGTGACGTAGGGATTCGATGGCATACCCAGATTCTAAATCACGGTTTCCAAATCTCAGAATAATCAACCGTGCTTTATGCGCTTGGCCCCATGTCGTAGATGGTGAACTGCACGTTGTTGGGCGAGTTGAACTGCACGGCAGGGGCGTAGGAAGTATTGGAAGCAGTGGTGAACACGCCGAGTTTCCATGTGAACGTGTTGTTCGGATACTTCGTTGCCCACTGACCCTTGGTCAATGCCGTGGCTGGTTCGTCCGACGCAATGATGCTGCCATTCGTGGTGGTGATGCCATTCGTCGAGCCGCCGCTTCCAAAAGACATCCACCCCGTCACGGGCGCATAGACCGCCAGTGAAACCGTAGGACTGTACGAGGCCACACCAAGGCTCACGGTGTACGTCGCCGTCACCTCGGCCTTGTACAACCGATTGGGCAGCACGGGGGCCACCAACGATGCGCCAGTTACCGTGAAGTAACCGCCAGAAGTTTTCACTGTGTTGATGCCTTGGAAGCCAAGTGGTTTCGCCGTCGTTCCAATGCTCAGCGTCTTGTGGGCGACCACTGAAATCGCCCCACCGATTTGCGTCGTAATCTGCGTTCCTGCCAGTTGCTTGATGCTGCCCGACAAGGAGCCGAGAACGTATGCGTCATTTCCCGTTTGGGTAACAATGACCATTTCACCAAGGTTCGGTGTGTAGTGGGAAGAGAAGCGGCAGCCTGGGGTGGGGTAGTCGGAGCCTGCGATGTAGACACTTACCGCTGGGTAAGTTCCGCCATCACCATCGTCGAACTGGGGGTCGTATCCTGCGATGGTTCCCATGCGCTGAATGTCCACAGGGGGCAGCGCCTCATGACCGTTGTTTGTAAGATGCTTTACAAGGTCGGAGTAGTCGAAGGGCATGGTGGAATACCTTAGGCGTTGTTCGGGTTGACTTGGGAGTACTCGTTGAGGCGGATTGCATCCTTACGAGTACCAGTGCGGCGCTCACGGGCAGTGATGCTCAGAGCCGTCGTCAAGTCCAGTGGAATAACCAACTTGTCAATGTAGTAGTTGACCGCACCGCCGTTGGCAATCACCTTCGGGTCGTTGATGTTCGTTGACGCAAGGAAGTCAGATGAGGGCGTAAATGGGTTCACCTGAATCAACTTGTCGCCCTTACGGGCAGGGTGTGACAGCGTAATGTTCTGCGTGATGTAGTCCGTGTAAATCACCAACTGCTCACCGCTGGTGATGTCCTTCTGCAAGGGCACCACGTTCAGGGTGGTGTACGTCTTGGAGCGGAAGATTTGCGAAGAGAGAACGGCGACGGTTGCGGCAGGGTCGAAGATGCCAAGGCGCTTGCGGCGCACGGCGATTACGTCGTTCACGTCGAGTGCTGGGTTCACCGCACCCTCGATAGTCAATGCTTCGTTACCGCCCGTGAACCACGACAGGAATGTGTCGGCGGCGTTCTGCACCTGCGCTTGGGTTTTCAGTAACTTGCGGCCTGGCTCGTAGCCGACTACTCGTCCAAATGTGCCGAGGTAGTTGGTTGGTGAAGTTGGGTCGTCGTCTACGGCGACGGCTTTCAAGGGGGTCTTGGCGCTCGTGGCTTCACCTGTTGCGATGACGTAGTTGACGGTCTTGCTGTCGGAGAGAACACGGCTGACGTTGGTGAGCAACCCACCATTGCCGTTGTTGTCGCCATCGAGGAACTCCCAAACTGGTGGAACGGCGTTGGGGTCTGGGATAGAGAGGGTCTGAAACTTTCCCTCAGCGTTGACGAACAGTTCACCACGTCCGCCGCCAAGCGACGCTGCTAGTCCTGAGATGTCAGTCCACGGCGAGTTTGAGCCTGAGTTTGAGACGTTGGTGGAACCCATGATGATGGGGTGCTTGATTGGAACGTCCTGCACGCCACTGAAATCAAACTCTGGTGGGCCAAAGACGCCTGGGTGGGTGGGCCAGCGGTCTTGGATGAGAATCTTGATGGCTTCGGTGACAGTGCCTGCGATGTAGTTGCGCTCCTTGGTGGTGTCACTCTTGGCGACAGGAACGGTGTACGGCTTGGTGTACACGGTGGTCGGGTTCGTCCAGTGGTTCAGTCCGATGTTGTTCGACACGTCCGTGCCAGAAACCTCAATGGAAACGTCGCCGTCTTTATCTTCGGAAATGGTGACGGAGTTGATGCGGAAAACGCCGATTGGAACTAACTCGTATGCGCCGTTGGCTGGGCGCAGCCATTGGTCGTCGAGCGGAGCAGGTGCAGTGAAAAGACGTGGGTCAATCTCGCTTAGGTTCCATACCACGCCTCGGTAGGCGTAGATGTGCTGACCATAGATGTTGAGTGGGTCGGTGTCCTTTTGGGGAATCAGGTTGACGATTGACCCGTCGGGATTCGTAATGTACGGCAGGTTGGTGGTGAAATCAATCGAGCGGCGGAACTGCGACGACGTTCGGTCTACCGTGACTGTGCCGCTGACGACGGGAATCGTAGTCGTGGTGCCATCAATGCTCAGCGCCTTGACAATCACCATCGCTCGATTCGGCGCTTTCATAGCGTCCATGAACTTCTGCGTGGCTTTTTTGTACATAGTTACGAACCGTAAGTGTATCCGTAGCCGTTGGGCGGTGGGGCCTCAACGTAGGTGATTGCGACATCACGGTATGGCGAAGCCGCAGCGTTGTGTGTGACCGTAACGTCGTCGCTGATTTGGATGTACTTCTTTGTGCCCTCGACTGGGTTAGTGAGGACAAGCGTTTCACCAAGGTTGAGTAGGGAGACGAAGTTCTCCCAGTTGGCATTATCCGTCCACTTGACGGTGATTTGTGCATCTCGGCCCTGAACCACACCTGGGACGATGATGGGGCGTGAGGAACCAAGTGGGTAGAACACGCCGACAGGGTGCTTTTGCGTCTCTTGAAAGGCGTTCTGCACAAGGATGGGGAAGCGGCGGTCTGGGTCGGACGAACTGGCAATCCACCACGAGTTGATTGTCAACGTCGTCGCAACAACGTTTGCCGACACGCCCTTGACGAGGTTGTTGTGTTCGTCGGAGAACGATGGTGTAATGCGGTAGCCCGTGGCGACGTTAGGCACGACTTCCACGTCGTAGAAGATTCCAGTGCCGTTCACAGAGCCAACGCCCCGTCCATCTGCCACCACGACATCACCACCAAATGCAGTGTTGTAGGTTGTGCCGTCGTCACTGCGCTCAATCTTGTAGCGGTACGAGGTGTTCGGCGTGTTGACGTAGCCGTCGTTGTTCCAGTTGAAAACTGCGACCAACGTACCCTTGGGCTGATTGTTGATGAAGTGACCAGCGATGCGTGTGGTCTGCGCCGTGATTGGCGTGTTTGCTGCTTGGTTGAAGCCGATGGGGTCGGTCAGTGAAATCTGCGGCGAACCGTCCCAACCAGCCGTGATGATGGCGGTTTCGTAGGTAGCGTCAGTGCTGTTTCCAATGTAGAGCGTCGTACCTGCACCGAAGCCCACGGGATTGTGGACGGTGATGGACGTGTCGCCTGCTTTCGCTGGCTTTTGCAGGTATGTAACCCGACCCGTTTCACCAGCGCCAAAGTGGATTTCCCGACTGCCGTTATCTGCGGTGGGGTCGAACAGGTAGATGCTGTTAGCGCCAGCCGTGGGCGTGGTGCTGGGGATGGAGAAGGAACTGTCGGCGTTGACCGCAGTTGTGGTGGAAACGTATGCCGATGCAGAAAGGGCAGGCATCTGTGTGTTGAGCGCTTTGTACGAACTTGTTGGCAAGTATGGAGTGAGCGCCTTGAACTGCAAGCCACAAAAGGTGATGGTGTCTCTGTAGGTGAGGTTGCTTACGTTGATGCGAGGTGCGGCTCGGCTTGCTGAAATCTGAACGGTCACGCCCGTCGTGCCGCTGGCAGGAGCGCCGCCAAATGGAAACTTCAGCGAAAGGACATTGGCGTTGTATGGAGACTGCGAGGTGAGAATCGCAACGGCGTTGTTTACCGACAAGTAAGTGCCCACACTGAGCGCAGGGGCAGGCGTTCCACCAGTCCATGCCAAGGTTCCCGTCAATGTGTCGTTTGCGAGGTACGTTGCGTTGGTGGTGAAAACAATCGTCGGAGCGATGGCAGCGATGGCGTTGGGCGACCAACCAGCATTTGTGGTGTTCTCCACGCCGATTGGAACGGCAAGGTTCGCCAAGGTCTGGGTGACGGTAATCGAGCCAGAAGAAGTGGCCTTGCGTGACATGGTGACGGTCTGGGCGGTGTACGAGAAGGCCGTGATGTAGGTGTACGAAGGAATGCCCGTACCCGAAATCTTTGCGCCGACGACAAGGTTCTGGGTTGCTGAAACGCCCGTGAGCGTGGCGCTGCCAGAAGTTTTGGTCGCTGTCCATGTTTGGGTGTTTGACGCACCAGAGTTGATGACGCTGAGCGAGCCATCGTGGGTCGAGATAAGGTTGCCCAACTCGTCGTACCAGTCAATGAGCAGTGAAAACCACGCCGTTGTGTTGCCGCAGGCCAGCGCCTTTCCAATAGCCGAGAACCCGTAGGTCACGCCAGCGTTGACGGGGATGGAGTTTTGGTTTGTGTAAGGCGGTGGGGTGAAGATGGTCACATCCGACAGGCTGTCGCCAACGGCTGCCGTGTTTGAGCACGAGAGGCTAAGTGAGGCATCACCATTCAAGGGGTTGTTGTACAACTTCACGGACGTGTGTCGCAGGTAGTCGTACTTGGGGGTGAACGGAACCACGGGAATGCTCTGAACAGGAGTGGGAACCGTGCCCGTACCCAAATAAGTTGCTGAAATGAGCGTGGCGGCAGGCGGATAGAAAATCACGCCGTCGTTGATGAAGTAGGTCGTGGTGGTGTTGTTCGGCTGTGCACCTTGCGTACTGCTACCAAAGAAGATTGCCGTGTAGCCGTTGTACGTTCCTGAGGTGATGGCAACCGTACTTGTGACAGTTGTACCGAGAGGCAGGCCATTCATCAGAACGGTGTAGCCAGCAGTCACGCCGCCAAGAGAGGAAGTTGGCACGGCGACGGCGTTGAAGATTCCACCATTGGTTGCGCCGTCTACTGTGAGGGGCGTAAACGTTGTCGTTCCAAAACCCAGCACGGCAGCCTTGAACCCGACTGGCTTTGCTGAAGTGTTGTAGTCAACCAAGAAGTCTTGGAAGTCGTCAACCGTTTTCAGCGCAGAGTGCTTCGTGTATGCCGTAGATGAGGCTACCGTGGCGTAGGTTGGGCTGATTGCTGGGACGTAGTGAACGTTTGATACACGGACTGTCTGACCAACTGCAAGGTTCAGGCCCTTGATGCTGTTGAGCGATTCGTTGAGCGTGACGGTAAGTGGCTGCACGGAAGGCAGTGTCTGCGCAGGGATTTTCACTGAGATGGTTGCGGTATTTGGAATGTAAAAGAACCCAGGGGCATTCTTCAAGTTGAACGTTCCAGCACTATTGGCTGGTTTGATTGACAAGGCTGGCATTCCTGCGCAACTGTTTCCTAGTCCCGTCTGCGCCAAGGTGAACGTGCACGAGTAACTGCCGCTACGGTTCCAGTTGGTTTGGCCTGGGATGGAGTAGCCAGCGTTGGCTTCGACGTAGAGGGTGGTACCAGAGGGCAGACGATTGAGTGCCGCCAACGTGTTCAGGCTGAGGTTGTTGGCCTGAACAAAGCCGAGAAGTGTCAATGGATTTGACGAACTCCGCAGGTAGCCGCCGTTTTGGGTGAGCGAGGCGCTTGACCAGTTGTTGACGTAGCCAATGACGACGGTGGTCGCTGGGACGCTTACGCCTGCAACATTCTCTACAGTGAAATAAGTGCTTGGCGAGGGAAAGACGAACTGGTTTTCCGCAGGGGTGGTGGACTTCAACTTGTTGTTGACTGCCGTGTACGCCGCTGTTTCGGTGTAGTAAGAGATTTGTATCTGCGAACCCTTTTGGATTATTCCAGTGGGGTCGTTGACGTAAATGGTCTTACCATCGTTGGCGCTGAGTTTGCCGCTGCTTGAAGCGATGAAAGCAACGCCGTAGTTCAGGGGAATAGTGGTCGCCGCCACGCCCGAAGTCTCACGAACGGTGGTGTAATAGGTGTGCGAGGTTGTCTTTTCGGCTTGTGAGTAGGTGTACATCATGGCAAGTTGACCGCTGTACCCCGTGTAGATGTCCTTCTGAAGCCCGTAATACACGGTTGCGCCAGCACTGTGCGATGCCGCCGTCGTGCCCTGATAGCCACGTTGGATGACGTAGAAGGTGTCGCCACTGTTGTTGCCGTTCACCTTGTTCGTTACGAGGATTCGCTCTTGACCAATCTGAATCCAAAACTGACCACTGCGTGGGAAACCCACTGCGTCTGCGGCGCTGTAGTAGTTGCCCACCAAGTTTGCGCCGCTGTATGTTGAGGTCGCTTTTGCTGAAATGGTGACCGTCGTGCCGCCACTCACGTTTGTAATAGTTGCCCCAGCAGGAATGCCCACGCCAAAGATAACCATGCCGATAATCAGTCCCGTGACGCTCGATACGCCCGTAATGCTGGTGGAACCGTTGGTCACCTTTCCCGTAAATGCAACGTGGCTTGCCGCCGTGCCGCTGGTGGAACCCGTTACCTTGAACGAAGTTGCAGATGCGTTGATGTCCTCGGCAAGGCCACCCTGCGCACCAACCGAGAGGCTGCTGATGGTGTTCTTGTGCGAAAGGGGGTCGGAGAGAGAAATGGAAGTGACTTGAACGCCGATTGAGGTGGCAGCGGTGTCCACGCCGTTTTGGGTGGTTGTCCATCCGCCCGAAGTTTTATTGAACGAGCCATTGTCTGCTGAAAAGAGGTTGTCGGAAGTCTGCACGGAGATGGCGTTGCGAGCATTTGTTCCGTCTGCGTAAACGGCAACGAGCGGCGGTTGCGGCTGCACGATGGTGGTGGTGAAACCAATCGTGGCCCAATCGCTGTACCAGTTCTTACCAGACTTCTTTGCCCAGACCTTGACACATGCCCAATACTGCGCACCGTTGATGTAGCCGTCATTGGGGTCGAGGTTGTAGGTGTTTGCATCGGTGTTGCCGATAAACGTTTTCTTGATGGTGGGCGTTTGGTCGGGTGTCCAGTTTGGATTTGAGAACTCTTGGTCAGTGAAAAGACTGACCTGATACCCAACCTGCGCCGTCTTGTCGGGGTCGTAGAAAACCCAGTTGAGCGAGTAGTTGCCGTCGGCAACCTTCTTGGTGAAATCAAACTGGATGTTGTTGGTCGGACTGACCGAAAGGTTGGTGACCTGCGGCTTGGCAACAGTTTGCGGCGTGGCGATAATGCTCTTGTGGCTCGCTTTTCCACCAGCAGGAACCACGGAAGTAATCTTGATTCCAAGGTCTTTTAGAACCTTAGAATCCCAGTTCACACCCTTGGGGCTATTCCCCTTCTTTCCACCAGTGTGGACTGAGTGAGTGTTTTTCTTCTTCTTAGTCGTCACGGCTCTCCAACGGGGTGTCTTGGACTAAATCCTACCCCACTAAAGCGATTTTAGGAAGATGCGGCTGGGTTGGTGGCGTTTTGGTAGGTGTCCGCTGGGGCCACGTCACCAGTGGTTAGGTCGGTCAGGGCGTAGGTGTGCTTGTCACCGCCGTTCTCCGCACCCTGAAGGGCAACCGAAATCTGCACCGAGGCAACTTCTGCGTCATTCCACCTCGTGCCGTCGTACTTCTGAATGGTTTGGGTGTCTGGCTTCCAACGAACATCGCCTGACACGGCGGTGGGCTGGGCGTAGAACGAAACGTTTGTGCCTGTGTCGTAGGAGTTGCTCAGCGGCGCAGCAATCTGCATCTGGTACGTTCCATTTGTCTGACGCACAGGAATCGTGTAGGGGTAGACGATTTCACTGAGCGTCTCGTTGCCGACGACGAGTTCAATCGGGGCAGTCAAGGTGGTCGGGTTGACCCGCAACGTCGTTCCTGAGAACGTGGCGCACGCTGGGATGTTTGTGGTGACCGTAGGGCCAGAGACAGACGTAACGAACGCTGGCGACGAGAACGCCGTGGTCGTGAATGAAATCGTTTCACCAGTAGCCGAGAGGGTGGCGACCAAGTTGAGAATGGCGGAAGAGCCGCTAATCGAGGTGATAACCGTGTCGTAGGGGATTCCTGCGCCCGTGATTTGGGTTCCTACAACCAAGTTGGCGGTGCTGGAAACGCCAGCGATGGTCGTGCTTCCTGCCGTGAGGTTCGCCGTAAACGTTCCCGTCACTGAGGTGGAAATCAACTGCTGCCCAACCTGCGGAGCGGCGTTGATTGTTCCATTTGACGTAGTAGCACTGGCATTCTGGGACATGGTGATAAACGTTCCCGAAGCCGATGCGGTCATTGAAACGATGTACGAGTTGAGCGGAATGCCCGTTCCCGAAAGACCCTCACCCGTGTACAAGCCAGCAATGCTGGAAACACCTGTAATGGTTGCGCTGCCCGATGTCAAGTAGCCGCTAAACGAGTAGGTGGAAAGGGTAATCGTGTTTGTAGCAACCGTGGTCGCCGCCGTAAAGGAACCAGAAGCAACCAACGTGTTGTCGTAGTTGTACAACGGGATGAAAGGCTGCACTGAAATCTTGTCAGAGAAGAAAGGTTCAGGCTCCGTCACAACCAACTCTTGGGGCGTGGTGCCAGAGCCAAGGACGATTGTCTGGTCGGCGCTCAGTTCATTGATGAGGCCGTATGAGACGAGCGTGGCAGTATTGGAACCGTTGTAGAAGTTGGTGACTGCGCCATTTGCTACGTTGGCGGCAATGTAGTCAAACACTGGGATGAACGGCGACACCGAGATGCTTGTATCGCCCGTGTTCACTGAAGCAGAGGTGGTGACTATTTGCGTGTACAGTCCCGACTTCAAGTAGATGGTCGAACCAGAAGGCAAATAGCACGGCGCTGGTGAAATGTACAACGTTGAGACGTACTGTCCACTGGAGTAGAGCGATGCGTCAATGTTCATGGTCACCTGTGAGGTGGTGGTTACCGTTGGGTAAGCAGGCTGACCAGAGGCATAGGTGAGAGTCACCGTTCCCGTGCCGCTAGTGAACGTTCCGCTGGTGCCCGCAATGTAGGCAAGAGATGGAATGTTTGCGCCCTGAACGGCGTAGGCGAACGTGAGGGCATTTGTAGAGGTAATAGCGCCCATAAGGGGCTTACTCAGCGTCACCGTGGTCGTCGTGGGGGCGACGGCAACAACAATCGTGTTGGCGGAGATGACCGTATCACCAAAAACCGACATGCCGACTGAAGGAGCCGTACCCGAGTAAACGAGCGTCGTCTGTCCAGCCACCGTCGCTGTTGATGGAACCGTGCTGGTGACCGAGGCTGAGAGTGGTGTGGCACAGTAGACGCTGGTGATGACATTGCTGCCAACCGAAGCCGAGCCAGAGAAAGAACGGTTGAGGTACGAGTGTGGCACGTTCAGGCTGTTGTGCGTCGTGTTCGTGTCGAGCATCTTCAAGGTGATTGGCGTGCCGTCAACGTAGGTAGCACTTGTGGTGGCGACGAGGTTGAGGTAGTAGCCCGTTGGTGAAATGGCACCCGTAGCGTCAATCGCTACGTTCAAGACTTGAACAACGTCGTAACCGATTTGCACGAAGAACAAAGGCATGGATGGGATGGTGGAACCATTGGGCAGGAATGGAACCGCAGTGGCCCCCGAAGCGATAAGACCTGCAACTCGACCAATCTCTGGTGGTAGAAAGAGGCCGCTGTTGATGACATTGTTGTAGTTCGACGTTGGGAACAAGTCGTTCGTGGTGATTGTCAGCGTGGTCGCACTTGCGCTTGCTGGCACGGCAAGGGTGGTGGCGATTGATGGGCTGTCGTTGTCGCCCGAAGTCAACCAGTTGGGTGACAGTGAAATCATCGTGTCGAACGTCGCAGCCTGCGCACCTGACGTGTTGTCTGCCAAGAGGTTTTGCTGCCCCTGCGCCGACGCAGCGTTTTCAGCACCGGCACTAATCAACGCACCAGCGGCGTGTTGGTTTTGGAAGCCGTCGAGGGTGTAGATGTTGGGGACAACAACTGGCTCACCAGCAAAGTGGTTGTATTGAAACTTCTGACCAGCGGCAAGGGCAATCGAAATAGGTGAAATGGTATTGCCCGTGGCAGCGCCTGACAAGAAGTTGTAGGTGCCGTTGAACACCACGGTTTCCTGCGTGTCGCCTTCGCCCACGACCATAACGCCCCATACCTGTGGAGTGAAAAGATACGAGGCGGAAGAAGCACTAACACTGATGGGGTTGGACAGATAGATGTTTCCGCTGTCAATGTAGGTGACGACGGTGCCCGTAGGAATGCCGTTACCTCGAACCGTCCAGCCCACCGAGATGTTGGGACTAGCAATAGTTGGCAGGGTCATGTAGTAGTTGCCTGCAACGGTGGTCACACCCGTGATGGTTGTGCCAGTGGTTGGTGAAATGCCTTGCGAAGCGATGTTGCCGTACTGGTCGTAGTAGGTGCCGCCGATGGAGACGCTTGTACTGTTGAGTGGTGAAACAACAATGTAGTTCTGGTCTGACGTGGCAGTGGCGTAGACGGTGGTGCCGAAGAGCGAGCCAATGGTGGTGGGGGTAAGAACCTCTTGGTCGCCCACGGTGTCTGAACCGAAGTAGCGGTCACCTACGTCGTAAGAGCCGACAAGCGTTCCTGCGGCGTGGTTGAATGACGTGTTGCCGCTCATCATCACAACGCCTGCATTCTGGATTCCCGATGCGTCAAGGGCAGGTGAAGTGTAGGCAGAGTAGATGGTTGCCGTGTTCTCCAGTGGCAAGATGGCGGTCTGGCTGTCGCCATTTGGATACGTCGTAAAGGCGCTCGTCAAGAAGTTTTCACCGTCCACTGCCCACACGATTGCGGAGTTGGAGTATGCGTCCACTTCCAATACGGCAAGTCGGCTTTGGTAGAAAACGTAGTTTGGCGTGTACGTCGTGAACGTGGTGTTTGTTGAGCCAACCGTAAGCATGAACGGATTGCTTTGGTTGTCCACCAAGTACACGGTGTAGGTAGAGCCGTTCAGCACAATCGCTGAGACGAAACAGATGTTGTAGGCGAACTGGGTGGCTGACGTTGATGCAGGAGAGAAAATAACGTTCTGAGGTGAAATGACAACCGCATCTCCGATGTGGATGTACGGCGTGGCGGAAGGCGATACGCCAGTAATGCCGTTGTAGTTGCCGTTGGCGTATCCCGTCCATGAGTACGAAGGTGAAGCCTCTAGGTTCGCAACCGTGTCAAGGTAGAGCGTATAGGTGGTTCCACCAACCTGACCTGCCGATACGTTTGTCACGCCAGACTGCAACACGCCAGCGACCAGCAGTGCGTTGCTTTGCGTGCCGCCGATTGGGTACATTCCTGAGAATCCCGTGAACGGCGTTCCACCAGTGACAGAGCCTGGGTTGACCCATTCGCAGAGGGTGGCGTTGTAGTAGTTGAAATCAATGGTGTCTTGGAGAACCGTGGCGATGGCAGGATTGGAAACCGTGACCTGCGTGGCGCTGTCCACTGAAATAATGACGGTGCCGCTTGGGAAGCCCGTGTACGAAACCGTTTGCCCGACAAGAAGGCCATTCGTGCCGTTCAACCCAGCCGCCGTGTTTGCGGTGCTGGAAATGTTGAGGATGGTAGACGTTCCGTAGGCCACGTCGCCCAAGTACGCCGTCACCTGTGCGGTCTGGTTGATGTTGTAGATGAACGGGCCGCTTATGCCCTTAGCGCTGGCAAGGGCGTTGTAGTTGCTGGAGTAGGGAACGATGTCGCCCGAAACGTACTGCCCAGACGAAAGACCCGTGATGTCTGATACCTGCAATGGTGCTGAAAAGACCATTTGCGTGGGGCTTACAATGGTGGGGCCAACCAAGTTTGTCGTTGTGTGAAGCGTCGTGTACGGAACGGTAATCGTTTCACCACCAAACGTTGCCGTTGGGTTTGCGCTGAGGACTACCGTCGAGGCCGTAGTATTCACTGAAGAGATTGTTGTATTCGCAGGTATGTTCGCCCCTGAGATGCTCATGCCAGCAAACAAAGAACTGATGTTGGTGACGCTCGTCAGGGTCGCAGATGCGGTTGAAGTTGCGCTTGCGGTAAACGTAGTGCCAGCAGGTGTAATGACATCAACCGAGTAGGCAGGCGTGTAGTCGTATGCGTGCCCACGGGGGCCGTAGAGTAGCCAGTTGGTTGGTGAAGTCGGGAACGTGCCACTTTGGTCGGTAACCGTTATTGAAGTCCCAGAACCAGTGTATGTACCTTGGAACACCACGGACTGGGTGACGTTGGCGTAGACGCCCACGCCTTCGACGGTGGTTGAGGCGTTTGGTGAATGGCTCGCCACAGACAGTGCGTTGGCGACAGGATTCGACTTGATGCTCGTTGGGGTGACGGGCATAATCAAGAACTGCCCGTGGTTTGGATTGTTGTACCCGTCAATGCTCAGGTAGGGGGCAGTGAAAAACGTTTCGTCAAACTTGTTGCCGCTGTCTGTGTTGAGGCGTGTGACAGTTGAATCAATGGTCGCCCCAAAGATGCCCGTATTGGATTGTGGGACGGCGTAGGAGACGGTGTAGGTGTCTCGCTGAGTGGTGTTAGCAGAAGCGGCGTTAGAGAGGCTCACGAAGCCATTGCTGACGTTGAACTGGATGCCGCTGGAGTTGCTTGAACCGCCGTTGATGTCATTGCTCAGGTAGATGTTTCCACCACTGATGTTGATAATGGTTGCCACATTGGTTGTGGCGGTGGTTGATGCGCTGACAATCATGCCGAGCATAAAACCCGTGATTTGCGAAATCAAGTTGGTGGTGAAATAGTACGACGTTCCGCTTACCGTGTACGGGGCGCTGACCGTAAACGTCTGTGCGGCAAAGAGAGCGGTGGTGAAGGTTCCCGTGAACGCCGAACTTGGTTGGTGCGACAGAGTGATGTACTTGTTCACGGTGTCAATGTTTGTAATGACCGTGCTTGCTGGGATGCCCGTTCCGCTTACGACCTGACCGACGCATAGGTTCTGCAACGTCGTTGAGGTGAAACCACTGCCTGTCACAACGTTCGATACGCTCAAGGTGTATGCCGTCGCACCAATGCTGGCGGTGACCGTAACTGGCTTGCCACTGACGAACTCGTCCTGCAAGAAGGTTTGTGAAATAGTGGTGCCAGCAGGAAGGTTGTTGCCCTGAATCGCCATGCCCGAAAGGAAACTTCCGTCGGCTTGGTTGGTGGTGTAATACGAGTTGGAGCCGTTTGTCAAAAACCCGTTAGTGGTATACGAGGACTGGTAGCCGCCCGTCTGCGAGAAGTTGTACTGAGCCGAGGTGATTGACAAAGGCGTGATTGCCGTGCCTGCGGCAGTTGTCGTGCTGCTGATGGTGATGGTGCCAGAGCCAACCGATGAAACCGTGGTTCCAAATGGGATGCCAGCACCCAACACAGACATCCCTGCGTACACGCCAGCGGTGCTTGACAGTGAAATCGTGGTGGCACCCGACGACCATGTAGCGTTTGGTGCGGTACCGACGTTGTAGCCAAGAGCGTTGCCGACTGCGTACAGTTCGTCAATGTTGAAACTTGCTGAACCCGTGATACTTGTGCCGTAAGTCTGGTAGCCACCAGAGGCAAGGCTGTTACCCGTGGTGATTGTGGAGCCAGAAACGCTATAGACCGTTGTGTTGCCCAGAAGCGTTGCACCGTTGTACACGAGGATGCTGTCACCAGCGCCCAGCGGTGGCGTGGCGACGACGTTGTTTAGCGTATTGGAATAGATAGTTCCCGTGAAGGTGTTGGCGACAACTGCCGAAGTTGTGCTCCATGAAACTGTATTGGCGGTTGCGGAAAGGAGCATCTCCACGGGGCCAGCACCGAGTTGTGTACTGCTGGCAAAAGTCGTCCCTGCTGGCAAATAAGTGCTGGAAACACTTGACCCACCTGTCAAGATGTTGTCCTGCGTCGTACCTGCCTTGGTTACAAAAACTGCTTCACCAGTTGTGCCCGTAAACGTGTTGGTTGAAACGCCTGAAACGCCTGAGGCAACGGTAGTAACCGTCCCAGGCCCAAGCGTCACCCCGTTACCAGAAACGGTTGTAACGGTTCGACCAAGTGGGATGGCTGTGCCCCCATTGAATGGCGCACCCACGCCAAACAAAGTGCTGATGTTGTACGCCGTGGCACCAACGGTAAAGGTGCCGCTGGTAGTGACAGTGTACGCCGTGGTTCCAATGTTGACAGAGGTGATTGTGGGCGTGACGTTTGTGCCTGCGGTGGCTGCAACGTTGGAGTTGAACACGAACGAGAAGGTTGAGGTGAAAGTTGTATTGGAAAAGTTGTTTGACGGGGCGGCGTTCAGTGCAACACGTTGTGCGCTAGTGCCGTATCCCGTAGCGTCGTAACCAGCGACGCTGTACGTCGTTCCCCATAGAGAGGTTGCCGTTCCGTTAGCCGTAGGGGTCTTACTGAAAGTGACTGTTCCCGTGCCGATTGAAACGATTGTGGTTCCGTTGGGGATGCCTGTTCCGAAAACGGTGGCTCCAACCTGATAGGTGGCGGTGCTGGCAACCGTGGCGGTGACCGATGCCGTTGTCCAAGTACCAGTGGAGTATTCACCTACACCATTGGCGTAGATGTGCGCCCAGCCCGTGGGTGTGGGGCTGAGGTACGGAAGCGATGCTGCGTTGCCCGAAAGGAATGAAGAGGAAATAACCATTTTTTGATTGGCAGCAACCGTGTATGTAGCCGAGTTGGTGAAACTAGCGCCCGACAGAAGAGTGCCGGAAGTTTGATTGACGTACACCGCCGTTCCCACGGTGGCGGAAGTGACCAGTGCGCCCGAAAAACTAGCCGTTGAGTTGTCAACGGCTTGGTTTAGACCAACAGTCGTGTTTGTAGTAGCGATGTAACTGCCACCGCCAAGGGTCGCTGTGTATGAAACGGAATCCGGTTGAGACGATGAGCCTGCGGCTGCATTCGACATGGTGATGGTGCCCGACGTGGAGTTGACGGCTGTGACGTATGTCGTCGCTGGGATGTTCGTGGAAGTCGTGCTGTCGGTGACGACCATTCCCACTTGGATGCCCCGTGTTGCTGAAACTCCCTGAATGGTGGTGCTGGCATTTGTTACCACGCCAGAGAAGCCTGCGTTGGGCAACTGCATGACGAAAGTCGAGGGGTTGAGCGTCAGGTTCGTGGTGTTCCCTGAGCCTGCGATAACGGTCTGGCGCTGAGTGTTCGTGTTGAGGTCGGTGACAATCCAACCATTGGAAATCGAGATAATCTTCCCTGCATTCCACCCCATTGAGGCAGGCGTAAGCGTGGTCTGCGGCTTGGTCGCAATGGTGACGGTCTGGCCTACTGCGAAGTAAGCGGTGCTTGACACGTTGATGGCGGTGCTGAAATAACCAATCGAAATCGAGAGAACCGTGGGCGGCGTGGCGGCTGCGTAGTTTGCCACCGTAGCGTCAGGCAAGATGCTGGTCAGATTGGAAAGCGCCTGCGCATCACCACTTGTGGCGACGTACCAAGGCGAGGCCGAGCCGTTGCCGACTGCGTAGGGGGTTGGCGCTTGACCGAGGACGTAGGCCGTGCTCTGGGCTGCTGAAAGGAACTGCCCCATGTACTTGTTCGCTGGCGGCTTGTAGAACTGCACGTTGGGCGACATCACCGTCGAGATGTTCTGGTACCCCTGAGGAAGCATCAGCGACGACGTTGGGTAGTCCACGGGGTCTACAGACTGCTTGTACGGGACATTTGGAATCACGCCTGTTGCAGTGAAATCTAACCACTCGCTGTAGTAAGCGTCAGTCGAGGTGGCGTTTGGCGAGTAGGGGGTCTGCCCCTGTTGCAAGCCTTCCAAGATGGCAACGATTTGACCAGCACGGAATCGAGTGATGTCGTTGACGTAGAGGAAGAAGTCGCCACCCGTCTGGGCAAACGCCTGTGTTACCGTACCCGTTGCTGAAACGGTGCCAGCCGAGGCCGTGCTCGCCACCGTGAATGACGTAGATGAAGCAGCCGTAATCAGGGCTTTGGTGATGTTATACGCCGTTGCGGTGCTCGTCATGGAGACGGAGATGTACGCACTCGTGTTGGGGATTGCGCCCGATGCTGATTGCGTGTACGAGTATGTGGCGGCGGTTCCCGAAGCCGTCACGCCTGTCACCGAGTAGGTGACTGCCGTACCATCGTTGGGGTTGAAGGTGTTGGCGGCATTGGCGCTGCGTGTGCCGACATTTGGCTGTTGGAGCGTTGTACTGGTGGTGAAAAACTGGTACAGGTCTTGCGCTTGACCGTAGTAAGTGTTGCCCGAAAGGTCGGGAATCGTGGCTACTGAAAAGTGCGTTACGTCGTCTACGGCATCGGCGTGGTCTGATGAGTTGACGACTGTCCAGTTACCCTGCGAAGCAACCGTAGATTTAGGGCGTAACGTAAGGACTTTCATGGGCTGACCCCCACTTTACTACTGTTCCAGCGTTTAGCGTCCTTGCGCTCGCACTGCGTATTTCAGTTGCTTGAACTGTTCGTTGACGTGATTCTTCACGTCCGACATGGATGCGCTGTCCAGTGAACCCTGTACGTTGACTTGGAAGGCCCCTTGGTGGACGTTTACGGTGGTGTGGGGCACGTTGGAACCCTTTGTACCCGTGAGTGCCTTTCCAGCCGCAGCAGAGGCGCTGAGGATGTGTACGTTCATCGCCCCAGCCGTCGTCGGGGCTGTCTTTCCACCAGATGCACTTGGGCCACCGATTGTCTTTAGGTAGCCAAACTTGGCTCCGCCACCCAAACCAAGCCACCCAAGGACGTTTCCAATCGTGGCGTTGTACGCCTTGATAATCATGTTGGCAACACGAACGAAGCCGTTGTACAAGCCGTCCCAGATGGTCTTGCCAATGCTCTCCACATAACCGAATGCGCCAGTAAGCCAACTCCACACTTTTTTACCAGCGCCCAAAATGTCGTGCCATACGCCGACTGCTGCGTTGCGAACAGCATCCCACGCACTGACGAACCAGCCCATGACGACCTTGCCAGCGTCCATGATTCCACCCCAAGCGCCTTGAATCCAACCAAATACGGTCTTTGCTGCGTCCTCAATGCCGTGCCAAGCGTCAACGGCCCAGTGCTTGACATCCTTCCAATACTTGATGATGAGGTACACCGCAGTGCCGACAAGGGCTACTGCGCCCGTAATCAGCAAGAGTTCAGGCAAGATTGGAAGCAGGGCAGTCCACAGTGCCGCACCCATTTCCACGATGGCAGGGATGATGGTTTCGGTGATAGCCGCCCATGCACCAAGCGCCAACTCCTTCATTCCTGCAAGTGCGCTCAGGACGAACCCCTTGAACGCCCCAGCCATTTCACCAATCGCAGGGATAATCGTTTCGGTAATCATGGTGCTTGCGGCAATGGCAAACTTCTTTATGGCTCCCAAGGCGGAGAGGGCAAATGCTTTTGCCTTCCCTGCCATAAGAACAAATGCGTCACCAACCGTGGTCGCAAGGTTTCTCATCCAAGCCCCAGCGGACAAGGCAAAGTCCTTCATCCACCCCAAGGCGGTGAGAGCAAACGCCTTTGCCTGTGAAGCCATGGACGCAAGCGCCGTTCCAGCATTAGAAGCAAGGTTTTTCATCCACGACAAACCGTTGGTGATGAACGTCTTTAGGGCCTTACCCATCTTGCCAAACACGCCAACAGAGGTGCCTTCCGTGGCGGTCATTTCTGCTTCAATGGTTCCTGTGGCCCCAGTGAAATCGGTAACCATCTGTGCGCCCGTGGCATCGGCAACGGCCCCGATGGTTGCGAAGTTCCCTTCAACACTGGCAGACATTGCCGCTGCTTCACCAGAAATGGTCGTCATTGACGTACCGATTGCGGTTTCGGTTCCCGTTCCTGCGGTGACTGCATCGAGCACCTCAGAGCCAAACATCTTCTTGATGATTTTACCAGCGCCACCAAACATGTTTCCAAGGCCGTGAACGAGCGGAGCCATCGAGCCGAGTTCACCACTCAACTGCATGGCACCCATCATCATGCCGTTCCAGTCAACCTTCTTGCCGTTGAACAGGTCTGAGATTCCCTTGCCGAACTGCGACAACTGACCCATTCCACCACCGAGGGCGAACGACGTTGCGGCACCGAACGCACCAGTCGCCGCCATACCAACGCCCGATGCGAACTGGCGACCACCACCCGTGCCGCCAAGACGACCACCGAGGCGGCTGAAGAACGAGGGCTTCGAGATTCCTTCCAGTGCCTTCGCAGACTTTTCAGCGGCCTCTCGTGCTTTGGCGTTATCGTCCCCCATCCGCTTCATCATCTGGTAGGTCTTGGCGCTCCAAGCATCCTTTTCTTCCTGCGTCGTCCCCCCAGGCTTAGCACTAGCAATCATCATCGCTTGGTAGTATGGACTGTTCTTGTATGATTCAGCGCCCGTGTGGACGGTTGAACTCATGCCCGTCTTGAACATGTCGGCGGACGCTTGCAGCGCCTTGGTGTTCTCGTTCAGAGCCGAGATGTTGCCCTCTTCGTCCTCGCTGGGCAACTGCGACTGCTTCATGAACTCTTGAACGCTGAGGTTTGAGCCGAGCAGGTAGTTTTTCACCCCTCGTGCTTTCTTCAGTTCCGCTTGACGGGCCTCGTAAGCGGCATCGCTTTCACCAGCCTTCTGTCGGGCGGCGAAGTACTTACCGAACAATGGCATGGTCTGCAAGCGAGCGTTCTTGTAAACTTCTTCGGCTTCGGGGCCTTGCACGTCGAGCATGCGCTGAAGTCGAGTAGCGGAGCGTGGGTTGACCTGCTTGGTCAGAACCATCATGTTCAACTGGCGCTGGCGAATGTCTTTTTCAGCAGCAGCCATGCCCTTGCGCCAACCCATGCCCATTCCTGCAAAGGCGCTATCACCCTCTTCACGAATACCTGAGAAGGCACCCTTGAACCCAGCCTTCATGCGGATGGTCTGGCGCAAGACGCTGCCCACCATCTTTTCAGTACCCTGCACAAGGGCCATCATCGGGGTTTGGAACAACTTTTTCGAGAACCAAACGGCGGCAAACGCCAACATGATTCCACCAAGTACCGCAAACAACGGCTTGAACTTGGTAATGACCCTTACGAAACCATCGAAGCCGCTAACCAAGGCATTGATTGTCTTGGCTGAAATCTTCGCCAGAATGGTAACAAGTTCCGCAAAGTACGGGATAATGGGCATGACGGCTTGGAGCATCTGAGCAAATGCCGTAACCAAAGTTGGGAGCACGGGAAGGATTGCGGTGAGAACGCCGAGAAAGGCGTTGAGCAACTGCGTGAGTTGTCCGCTCTGCTCCAACTTCTTGAAAATCCCAGCCAGTTCATTCAGGGCAGGTAAAATGGCACCAGCGACGGCGGTACCCAACTTGATGAAGAGGTTGACGAAGATGCCAATCTCCTTGCTGCTGAACACCTTTGACAAGATTTGTCCAACTGCCGAGAAGAAACCGATGATTGGCTTCAGTACCGCCAGCAATGCAGGAAGAAATCCTGAGGTGAAAATCTTTATCATCGGCATGAAACTGGTAACCAAGGCACCAAGCGCATTACCAATCGTGGACGACACCAGCGTCATGGACTGTGCGATGGCGTTGAAGAGTGGCATGGCTGCTTGGAGCGCCGCACCCAACAACTGCGCCATGTTGTCAATGACGGGCATCAGCCCTCGGCCCAGCGTTTGACCGAGGTTGTTGAAGTCGTTTTGCAAGCGTTCAACTGGTGTAATGGCGGCCTCTGCGGTGCCACCCAACTGTGAGTTGATGTCCTTGATGGTCAACTGCTGAGCGGCAAGAAGGCCGTTGCGCTTCTCCGTCAACTTGATTTGTTCCTGCATGGGCTTCGAGAGGTGGAATCCCATGCGAGACATGGAACCCATTGCCTTGGCAGGGTCGGCAAGCACTCGTCCCAGCGCCTTGGCACCCGTGACGACGCTTCCTCGTGAACCCATCTGTGCTGAAAGGTTGGCGGCAGCAATCAATGACTGGTTTAGGTAGTCGCCGCTCTTCTTCGTTTCAGCATTCTGCGAGTTGTACAGTTTTGTCAGGTCTTGGTTTGGAATAAGAAGATTCTGGGCCTGAATGATGCTGTTCTTCGAGATACCAGTTTGGAACGACATCTTGGTCGCCTGTTGGTCGAGCAGCGCCGAGTACTGTTCACCAGCCTTGTTGATGGCTGTCTGCGTACCGAGAACGGTTGACAAGCCGCCAACGAACGACATACTTGCGGAGCCTTGGTTTTTCACCAAGACTGCCTGTTGTGCCTGCAAACTGGTCTGCTGCGAGGCGAGGTCTACACCCTTGCTAAGCAGTGCGTATGCACCACCGAAAGCAATGGCTGAGCCAACGATTCCACCAACGTTGCTAAACAAGTTGGTCATGCGACCAGCGACGTTAGAGGCGTGTGCCGATACAGCGTCTAGTGATTCTTGAAGGTTGGTGGGGTCACCAATAATCTGTACCCGAAGTTGGGCAGCAGATTCCATTCCACCTGACATAGACATAACGGCACGCTCCTAGACCTGAAGTCTATTTCACCTTTGACTAATAGCCGTTTTTGGCCTTCGCCATTTCCTGCTCTTGGTCATAAGCACGAAGTTTGTAGAAGGCCAACCATTCCACCAACTCAGGGGATGAGAGCGGACGGTGTGAGGGCGAACCCTCTAAGAGTTCCTCAACCGTCCGCCCCAACGTTTCCGCTAGGACAAAGAGGAATCGTCGCTCTGGGTTGGCGAGAAGTCTTTTCCCGATTCGTCCACCGCATCTTCACCCATGCCCGAAAGACGAAGGGCGACGGCAGCGATGCCTTCGATTGCGGCAGCCGACTTCGCCATGAGAGCATCACGGTCAGTAGGAAGGAATACACGCTCGCCCGATACGGGGTCGAAGGTGCAGTGAATCACCAAGTCGGGAAGAACATCCTCTAGGGCAAAGATGCCGTTGTTCTCGTTCTGAGCCTTGCCAATCATCCGAGCACGGTCTTTGGCGGTCATAGCCTTGACCAGAACCTCTACGCCCCATGCTGGGACGTTGTAAAGTTCCGACTGGATGTCGTCGGCAGCGAAAATCTTTTCACTAAGGGTTGACATTATTCTCCTGTTCGTTGTGGGCAAAACCCACCTACAGGATAGCCTACTCTATGGATTAGATAAGCGAGCGAGAGACGACACCCGTGACCTGAAGTTCAGCGTCAAAGGTGACTACGCCCGAAACCGTTGACTTCAGGTCGTACTTCGTCAAGATGCCCTGACCGTAGTATTTCACTGAGGCAGCGCCACCAGCAAAGGCACCTGGGTCGGTGGGGCCGTAGACGAAGGAGATGAACTGACCAGCGGTGTTCTGGTAGTTCAGAGCCGACTGCATTGCAGCGTCAAGACCAGTAAGGCCGAAGATGGTCGAAGCCGAATCGTAGTGACCAGAGAAGGTGACCGTGTAGTCCTTCAGACCGACGATGAACGACTTGACACCAGAGGCGTTGAACGAGGTCGTCTCTTCGGCAGCAATGGCAGTTGGGAAGTCCACGTCGTTGATGTATGGTGAAATGTTCCACATTGGAAGCAAGTAGCCCGTACCCGAAGTCGCACCTGCGGCGATGGTAGCGACGGAGAAGATGCTCGTGCTCGACGTGGTGGGCTGGGTCGCCGTAAGCAGCGGAACGGTCAACGAAGGCAGGGGTGAAAGGTTCTGGCTGTTGGCGGCGTTGGCGAAGAAACCGTAGTACGACGTACCCGACGAGTTGGTGTACAGAACGTTGTCTGAGGCAAGGAGCGAACCAGTCGTAACCAACGTACCAGCAGTACCCGTGAACGTCGTGGTGCTCATGGACGTGTAGGTGTTGATGGGCGTGGTTGCGTTCTCGAATCCGAGGGCGAGAAAGGCATTCTTACCGTGCTGGAAAGTTGGCATTGTTACTCCTTAGTAACGGGCGAACCCGTAATAGACCACCGCTGAGGGGCTTGTGCCGCCCAGCGTTACTGCGAGCCGTGTGTACGAATAAATCGTACCAGTCAAAATCTGAATGCTTGAACCTAGCGAGGTCAAGGCGACACCCTCAGGGCCACCAGTGGCAGGAACCCATGAACTACCCGTTTGTGAGTGCTGCAACTGCACTGAAATCGTTGGCGACGTGCCGTTCAGGGTCAAAACGCCTAAGTGCAACTGACCACCGTTCGAGGAACCCGTGCCTGAAGAGGTGAGTGAGGCAGCCGTGTAGAACGTACCTGCGCCGTTCAGCACGGTGGCAGGAAGGTACTGACCCACGCCGTTCCACACACCGCCGTCGGCGGTGGCTTCCATGTCAATGGCGACAACGCCAGCGACAGGCGACTTGATGTCGTACTTGGTTTCCACCACCTGAGCCAAGTGGCAGCGGAAGTCAGGGCCACCAGTGGCGGTAGCCGTTCCACCATCGGGGAAGATGAGGAATCCGTCGTCATTGTTGCCTTGGAAGGCGGCACCAAAGGCGTTCTCAACACCGCCAAGCGACTGCTCGAACATGCCCGACATGCTTAGGGAGCCTTCACGCAGGCCCTGAATGAACGACTTGACACCGTTGGTTTGGAACGCAGTCGTCTCCGTGGCTTCGATGCCTCGTGAGATTGATACGTCGTTGAAGTACTGGGAGAGGTCTGCACCGTAGCCAGCAGGAGCGGTGACGGCGATGGGAACCGTACCGCTGATGTCGGTTCTTGTGGTCGTACCGCTGATGGTGATGGTCTGGCTCGTGAGCGAGTTTGAGACTGCCGTGATGGTGCTCGAAGGAACTCCAGCAGCCGTTGCAGCCACGGTCATGCCGACGTAGAGGGGGGCGTTCGTCGCTTCGATGATGGTGATGGTGCTCGACGACGTGGCCCAAGTGCCGTTGACGGTAGCCGAGGTGAACGTGGGGTTCGAGAAGAGTACTCGTGTGTTCTTACCAATCATGAAAGTAGCCATTAGTTGCTCTCTTCAGTCGTGTTTTCGGCAGGTACCGAGGTATCGGCAACAGGCTCAGGAGCCGTCACAGGGGCTTCTGGCGTGGCTGCTGATGCGCTTACGGCGACAATCCAGCCATCGGCAAGCAACCAAGCGATGTCCTCGCCTGGGAAATCGGAGATGATGGAACCAACCGTGGCAACCTTGCCGTTGTAAGCAATGTCGGCGTTGGTGACTTGATACGACTGGGTAGCCTTAGCCATGAGTGCCTTTCGGGACGTTCCTACGGAAAATCGTACCACTCGTATTGGAAATGTCAGTCTGCTTCAGACTTCCGTCGCTTCTTGGCGTGTGGCTTGCTGACCCTGTTGGGATAGAAGGCTCGCATAGTGACGTGCCCGTAGACACCGCCGTGGACGATGATGCTGATGGCCTCACCGTCAATGACGTGGGCCGAGATGAACTTGAAGTCCCCTCGTTCACCACTGATGACGATGGGGTCGTCCTTCACAAACCCGTTCCATTCCTCGACGGCGACCCACTTGTGGGCAATCGTCGTGGGCGCTGATGCTGATGTGATGGTTCTTTTAGCCATAGTTAGAATCCCCCCAGCAGACGGACGAGGGCAGGTGGAGCAGGAGTGTTGCTGGTCTTGGGTCGAGCAACCCTTGCGGCTGGCTTTACCGACTTCTTAGCGGCACCCTTGTTGTTCTTGGTCTTGTCGTTATTCATAGTTGCTCCTATCAGTGGGAAAATCGCAGCGGCTAACTGCGTCTACTTATTGTACAGTATGGCTGTGACAAAAGCAAGAATCTATTATTCTTCTATCTGTTCACCACACTCGCACACTTTGTACGAACCCGACATCGTGGAAACCAACATAGCATTCTCATGAGCGCAGCCGACTGGTACCACTTCCTGCACAGATTCCTGCACGGGTTCAGGTGATTCCAAAACAGGCTCGTCCTCAATCATGATGAGCAACTGCTCGGCGGCACGGATGGCGTGCAGGGCTGCTTCGTTCGCCAGCCGTGCTGAACGTAGGGCGAGCATTATGGGATTTGGCACATACTCACTAGACATTTGGAACTCCGTTTGTTGCGTTGGTTGTCATGATGAAGTTCATGGTGAACTTGGGGCGCTCGACCTCATCAGGGCCGAGGTAGTTCGGGATGCCTTCGGTGGCGATGCGGACGCAGTAGGGGAAGTAGGTGGAATCGGGGACGACGTGGCCTGCAAAGACGTTGCGAATGGCGACTGCCCATGCGTAGGTGTTCGGGTAGTCCTCAGGGATGCCACGGACGGAGATTTGGATTCGAGGAAACTCCAACGCCGAGATGTTCGGCCCCATGGTGAAGTTCGGCTCCTGACCGAGGTACTCGTAGACGGCGACGGTCTGGTTCGGCGCTTCAGCAGGGATGCGGCCCAGAAAGAGGTTCACGCCAAGGGTGAGGTTGCCGTATGAGGTGGAAAGGTTCTGGCTGCTAAGGAACCGTCCGATGTCATCAAGTATTGCCATTAGTGCTTCCATCCCATGAGTGCGCCCTTTATCGTAGCCTTCTTTATGGCTTCCATCAACTTCGCCTCAGACTGCGCCAGTGGTGTTTCTAGGAACTTCGCCTGCGTCGGGGCTTCGTGACGTGCTTCGAGGTTTTCGTGGACGTAGAGGGCGTAGTCAACGTCGGCGTTGCCGTAGTTGATGTACGCCTGCGGCTTCTCGTAGTTTGCCATTACCGACTTTGCTGGAATGAACACGCCAGATGCTTTCAGAGCGCCCGTGTCCACGGGGACAAGTTCTTGGCTCTTGGCGAACACGCCGCTCATCACCTCGTTGATTGCGAGGGCCACATGCTTGTTGATGCTGCGTCGGATGATTGCCGGAACGGGAAGGGTGCTGGGGTCAATCTTGAAACGGGCGAACGGGCGACTGCGAGGCATTATTTCACTACTCGAAGTGCAGGACAGTGTTGTAGCCAATCAAGCCGTTCTCGTCGTAGTTGTTCTCAACGAACATGATGATGGGGTGCTGCTGCGCAGGATTAGTGACATTTGGAAGGGTCACACGGCTTTCGGTGCTGATGCCCAAGTAGAACCCGTTGAGGTACGCACGGCCCGAACTAACGAGGTCACGTCCATTGATGGTCGCCAACACTTTGGTCTGGTACTCCAAGCGACAGAGGTACTGCGTCGCCGCTCCGTATTCCACCGTCGAACTAGAGTTGCCCGATGAGTTCACAAAGTGCCGCCCGTAACCGTCCAGCGTTGCCGTCGGATTTGACGGGTTGTAGTTCGGGTTGGCGATGACATTCTCGATAAGAATAGGCTGGTTCATCAGGGCTAATAGGTCAGCGTCAATGCCCGTGGCGGCTATTCCACCAAGTCCATTGGGTTCTTCATAGCCGTAGTAAATCGTCATTACGGAACTTCCTCAACGATTTGACCAGTCTCAGCCGAGTACTCTCCTGCGTAGTCGGGCGAGTAGCCCGTGCCATACGTCGTGGTGGTACCAAGGACGGAGCCAGAAGGCCACGCATTTGGAACGGCGTAGTAGGGGTCGAACTCGCCAACCTTCAGTTCCGCACCCAGTGCGTTGGGGTCTGCTGAAACCGATGGTGGGTTGACACGACGACCACGGAGCAACAAGTCCTTGGCGAGACGTTCGTAGCGTTGCGCACGGTCACCGTAGGACTTGCTGATGTCCAGTCCGCCGACGCTCTTGCTCTCGCTCTGAGCGAGGCCCGTGAACTGCGCTGCGAGGTTGTAGCAGACGTTTGAGGCGGCTCGGTAGAGGTTCTGGTTCACCTCTGCCAAGCAGAAGTAGATTTCCTCGTCCTGAATCAAGGGATTCGCCTCGACGGTATCACCAATCATGAAGCGAACTTGGTCTTTGAGGGAACTGTTCGGATTGCCTGAGTAAGTCCATCCCATTATTGGAGCACGCTTTCATCAATGACGAGCGTGCCCGTGAGTACACGAGATGCGCCGTTCGAGGTTTGTGTTGCGGTGATTTGGAAGCGCCAACGCCCTGCCGACAAGGACGAGAGTTCGCCAACGGCCCAGTTGACAGTCAAGTTTGGCTGCCCCACAGTAGGTGGAACAGTCGAGTTGGTCACGAAGTAGGTCTGGTTGGTCTTGGTAATCGTGGCACCGTTGGGTGGCTGACCAATCGTCATTTTGAACGTCCATCCGCTACTGAAATCCAGTAGTGCACCGCTTGCGTCGAACCATTGGAATGCTGCGGCTGGCAGGCTTGCGGCAGGGGTGGGGTAATGAATGGTCATTGCTTTCCTTTGGCGACTAAAGAGGTGAAACTACTGTCCGTCCTCATACGATGATACCCCGTCCTCTCGGAATCCCTCTGCCGTGTTTTGGGTGGTGAACGACTGCTGGTTGGGGTTGACGAACGTCTCGGCGGTGTTCTCGGTGTAGAACGGATTTGGGTTCTTGAAACCGAACAGGCTGGTGATTGCTGCCGAGTACTTGAAGTACGTCGCTATGGCCTTGGTCGCTTGGCGAAGCGCAGCGGAGCCAGTTCGGACGGCACTTACCGCACGGTAACCAACGGTTGATTCCACCAGAGCGGAGTAAGCAGCGCCGAAGAACGAGGTAGACTTGACAACCTCAGTCTTTTGTGTGAGCGTGGTTTCGCTCGTTTTGGAAGTGCCGTATGACTTGGTTGCCACTGTCTTTTCCACCTCGGCGGCTTGTGCGGCGGCGAAGTATTGAGCGGACTTGGCTGCTTCGGTTGATTCCACCAACGCCGTTTCGTTTGTTTTGGTTACGCCACGAGATTTGGAACCGACAGTACTTTCGGTCAATGGTGTTTCACTTGTTTCAGATACGGTGCGTGACTTGGTGGCGTTAGTTGCCTGCGTCTCCGACGTGGCCCCATTCTTTACCGACGAGTAAGCCTTGCCATTCTCCTGCGACAGGATTTCACTGGCCTCAGAAGTGCGTGGGAAGTTTGCAGCACGGGCAACTTCTTGGCCTTCGACGAGGTACGGTTCAGCATCAACTGCGCTGTAGCCGTGGGCTTGTGCGCCAGCCGTTGCCTCTGTGCTGATGCCCCTGTACAAGACGACACTGTTGTCCTTGTAGTCGCCGTAGAAACCCGCCAAAGTCCACGTTGACTGTCCATTGACGGTTGGAACGGGGGAAGCAAGGTAGTAGGTGGTGAACGGGTCGCCTGTGTGAATGAGTGTTGAAGATGTAACTTTCACAACGGGGATGTCAACGTATGCGTTGCCGTTTGAGAATCGAATGACCTTCCCGTAGTAATCACCTATAACGAAAGAGGCGTAAGCGTCAAACTGCGTTGCGCCACTAGTAACAACCCCACTAAGGGCAGTCCCACCAACGGCGCTTGAATAAATGGCTTCTAGGTCTACCGAGCGGTTGTTGTCTGTCACGACGTAGCCGTGCTGATTAGCAGTCTCGACATTTGGAAGTTCGCTACTTTGCGAACTCTTGACACTGGCGTAGATGCGACCAGAAGTTGATTTTTCCACCAAAGCGGAAATAGCAGAACGGATAATGCCAACAACTTTGACGGCGTTTGTTGACTGCCCCCCAAGCGTTTGCGATGTCTTGTTGTACGCACGCTGGTTGGCAACCTCTGTGGTGAAAACCGTGGCATTGGCGTTGGTTTTTGCGGACGACACCGCACGCTCGGCGTTGGTGTTGCTCGCCTCTGCACCCCGACCAATCTTTGATGACGAAACAGACTTTTCACCATTGGTCGCCTCTAGCAGTACCGTTGTCAATCCAGTCTCATTACGGGTCTGTGACTTGGTAGTGACGGTGTATTGGCGTTCAGCGGCGACGGATGCCTTGTTGCTCTCTGAAGCCTTTTCAGCGTTGGTCTTTTGCGATTGGTTATTCTCGCTCGCACCGCTCAGGAAGCGCCCTGCGAAATCGTACTGTCCGCCGTTGAAGAAGGCTTGGCTGTACTTGACACCCCTTGACATTTCACCTTCTACATGGTCGCTCAGATACTAAGAATACCACCGAAGCGTTCGCTGTCCTCTTTGAGGGCAATGAGGTTGGCTTGGACGTAACTGATGTTCTGCTGCTGATGCCACTCGCTGGGGAAGTAGGTGCGCAAGCGAGAGACTTGGAACTTGGCGGTGATGGATGGGACGAAGCGGCGGTAGTTGGCATCTGTCCAATACCAATGGCTCTGCTCAACGTAGTACGAGATGTGCGTCGGGTCTTGAAACGCTCCTACGCCAGTGGCGCTAGGGGTCAGGCTAAGCACCATTCCACCACTTGCCAGTACACGGTGCATTTCGTTCCAAATCTCAACCTTGCGCATTGGGTCGAGGTGTTCGAGGAAGTCGCTGGCACGGAGTACGCCTACCGAGTTGTCGGGGCAAGCGCCGAGGATGTCAAACACATCACCAACGTGGTCGGCAGGCTCATTGATGTCTACTGTCTGGTAGCCGCTGGCTGGGTTGTGTGCACCGCCGAGGTCGAAGGCAAACAGGTTGTTGTCCTTGGCCCATTTCACCATCATGTCCGAGATGAACCGTTCGTATAACTGCTGTGTTCCGTCTTGGATTGCTGGGTTGATGTCGGCTTGCGCCTGCGTCTGTCCAGCGTGCACCCGTTGCAGGTAGAGGTTCTTGGGTATGTGGTGAAATGACGTGATTTGGTACATGCGGCACATCAGGTCTTGGTCATCGAGCACGACGAAGGTGTCGTTGTAGCCGCCCACCGCTTCGTAAACGCTCTTGCGCCACGCCCTGAGGTGATTTGGTGCGTACCAGATGTATGCGACGTGATGGGGGTGTGGGGACTTTGATTGCACCACTTGGTAGTTGCGGTCTGCGTAGTACGACCACCCGTAGTTGTCATCAAACCGAGAGTAGTTCGGTGTTCCGTCCTCGTTGATTTGCGAGAAGTCGGAGTAGACGAAGCCAACGTCGGGCATTTCACCAAATGCCTTGACCACCTCGTCAAGCGCCGACGGCAGAAGAAGGTCGTCGTGGTCGAGTTCCAAGATGATGTCGCCGTTGCACAACTCCACCGCACGTTTTTTCAGTGCGCCCACGCCCTTGACATTTGGATTTGCGTGTGAAACTCTGACACGGCTGTCGTCGGGCATGTCCCACTCTGCGCCATTGTTCAGCAACACCACCCATTCCCAGTCGGGATTCGTCTGCGCTTTGAGGCTGTCGTACACTTCATCTAGCCACTTTGGATTGTGGCTGGGCGTGAACACTGAAATCGTCATGGAGACGACTATACCCCGTTTGTGTGGACGACTTCCTGATAACCACTGAGGTAGGGGTTCAACGCACCAGCGATGCCTGTGTACGGATAGGCCGCTCCGCTCGCCCAACAGATGCGCACAACGCCGTTTCCACCTTGAGGCCACCAGCCGATTGGTGGCGTGAAGGATTGGTTGTTGTAACTGGGGTTGTTGTTTATTCCACCGTAGCCGACAGTAATCGTGTAAGTGTTTCCCTGCACGAGACTGATGTTGTTGGCATAAAGCAACGCTCCACCGCCACCAGCGCCTGAACCTGTACTAGCGTCGGGGGTTGTGTTCGCACCGTTTCCACCAAGGCCACCGCCTGGGAAGCCGCCGTTGCAATACAGATACGCCTGCGGAGTATTGGTTGAGGTGAAGCCAGCAAACGTACCGCTAAGAAAGTTGTAGTAGTTGATGAGGCCACTGCCAGCAGTTCCCGTGTTGCCCCAAGTGGAACCACCGAAGCCACCGTAAGTGTTGTATGAAGCGTTACCAATCCCGTGAGCAGAGCAAGGGTTTGCAACCTGTCCGTTGTTTTGACTTGGAGTGACATACCAAGCCGTGTACGTCGTTGCTGGGCCGCTAGACACACTCAACGTGCAGACAAGCGCACCCGTGGCAGAGTTGTACGAAGTTACCTGTTGGATTGAGTAATAGTAATACGACTGTCCACCAGCGTCAGTTTGGGGCGTGAACGTAAGGTACATACCCGTGGTGATTGGAAGTCCTGTTCCAATAGTTCCTGACCATGAGGCTGATAACGCACGGGCAGTTGACGTTCCCGAAGTTCCCCAGCCACCGTAAATGCCCGTGCCACCGCCACCGCCACCGAAGTACGTTTCGCCGTTGGTGTTTCCACCACCGCCACCGCCACCGCCACCGCCAGCGGCACCAGTAGTTCCTGCGGCATTGTTAGCGCCACCCGTTCCACCAGCAGCGTTGTAGCCAGCGCACCCACCGCCCCCAGCAGCACGAGCAGCACTCCCCGTTCCACCAGCGCCACCTGCGTAGCCCGTGTACGTCACGGTTCCCAATGTTCCCGACGTTGAAACTCCACCGCCAGAACCGCCCGTAGGGTTTAGACCCGTTGTTCCACCATTAGCGGTAAGCGTGTACGTTCCATTGGAGAATGATGATGAGCCACCATTGCCGTAGTTGGAACTAGCAAAAGGCTGACCGCCAGAACCAGAACCGCCGCCGCCGCCGATGAGAAGTATTGTGGCTGTTGCGGTCACGGGGCTTACCCATGAGTAAGTGGTGGAACGCCCCGTGGTCGAGTTGGTGGGGACGTTTCCGTAACCAACGTACAACGTGACACTTGTGGTGATACCCGTGGCGCTTGACACCGTGAACGTCGTGGCGCTCACAACTGAAGCAACCGTCGTGACGTTCCTGCACACCGAGGTAGCGGTAGCCGTAAACACGTTCATTCCAGCAGAGATGTTGCCCGTGCTGGCGACGGTTACCGTTGTTCCTGAAACGTTCGACACAGCAAACTGGTTGTAGTTGTTTGAGGCTGGTAGAAAAAGGTGCGAGTTGACTGTGCGTGTGTCGGTAGTCTCAAACCCTGCACCACGAGCCGTTCCTTCAGCAAAAGTATTTGGAAAGGGCATTAGTACTTGACCTGTGAGGCAAAGACCGTCCAAGTACTTGTACCCGTTGACATGATGGTGAACGTGTACACGTCAACGGTTGATGGGTTGGCGCTCGATGGTGCGGTACCGCCCTGCCAGAACGTTGTGATGCCGTTAGTTGTGTTGCCACTTGGTGGGAACTGGGTCGTACTTGAGTACGAGTTGGTTCCGTTCAACGTGTAGGTATACGGGGCATACGCCGTCGAACCGTTTAGCACTGAAAAGACTACGGTGGCGGACTGACCAGAAGTTGTTGGCGCACCCGTGATTGCAATGGTGTACTGACCGCCGACACCACCGTTGTAATAGGCGAAGGCAGGGTTAGTGGCAAGTGCAATGGTGACCGTGCTGGAAGATGCGATTGAACTACCACCGAGAGTGAATGCCTCGTAGGGAGCATTGAACACGGCGTTCTGAGAGACGGCTGAGTTTCCTTGACTGCCCTGATTTCCTTGGTTTCCCTGAGGCCCTTGAGGAAGGGTGAAGTTGAATACCGCTTGACCTGCGGTTGCAGAGACGTTTGTGACGATTGCAGAGTTGGGGTACGCCGTTGTGGTGACCGTACCGACGGCAATGGAAGATTGATTTCCTTGGAACCCTTGGTTACCTTGGTTTCCCTGATAACCCTGAGGCCCAATCAAGGTTGACTGGGCACCTTGGATACCCTGTACGCCCTGAACTCCTTGCACCCCTTGGATACCCTGATTGCCCTGAAGTCCCTGTGAGCCGACGACGGCGGTAACCCACGAGCCGATAACGAGCGGAGTTGATGTGGTGATACCCGTGCCGAGGGCAACCGTAACGGTGCCTGTTCCAATCGAGGAAATGGTCGTGTTGACACCAGCCGAAGCGTTCTCGACAAACATACCGACGGCAACGTTGGCTGTGCTGGAAATGCCAACGACTGTGCCCGCCACCGAAGTCGGCGTGAACGGAGAACCCGTCGCAGGCACAAAATACTTCAACTGGGACATTTCACTGCGCCTTTCGGATTAGTTCCAAAACCATCTGAAGTTCTTGCTCAACGGTCAAACCGTCTTTGATTACGAGGTCTGCGTCAGGCGTTTCCCACATGGTGTTGGTGTCGGGGTATGGACTTGACCCTATTCTATCTACCCAAATCAAGAAGTCTGGCTTGCCAAATGCTTCACGGGTGTCTACCGTCGGGCATACGAAGTCAACGACGACAGTGAACTCTTGCTCCTGAAACAGGCGAGCCATTCCACCAAGACGACGGGCTTGCTCGATGCGGTCTGTGTGGGAGAACCCGAGGTCGGCGTTGACGTGGTTTCGCACTGCGTCTGCGTTGAGGTGAATGGCACCGAGCCATTCCGACAAAGCCTCTGCAAGAACCGTTTTGCCAGCCGTCGGCAACCCGATTATCTGGATAATCATTGCCCCTGCTTCCAAAACAACGAGTTGTCCATGTAGATTTCACTGTCCGCTTCCGTCATCTTCTGAAGGCGCTTGACTTGCGAGTACGACAGGTTGTTGAAGGTCAACTGGCTCTGCGTGTTGGCGTTGTAGTTCGGCATGGTGTACTTGGCGTTGATGAGGTCGGGCAAGTCGAACCGTGTGCAGATTGCTTTGCGCACTTCCTCTAGCGTTTCACCATTGAGTTGGTTGTCACGGAGAAGCACGTCCACTCGCTTGACGTTCTTTAGAACCGCCTCGTTTTCCACCTCAATGGGCATTGCGTTGAGTTTCGTCAACAGCGCACCGCCCTGAACATCGAACGAGTAGGCGAACATCTTGCTCTGGTAGTTAGTCAGCGCAACTTCGTTTGTGTCGAGCCACTCGTCAAAGGCCAACCACTCTTCCGCCATCTGCACCCGTCGGTACTCGTATTGGCTCACAAGGCGACGCATTGGCTCTCGGACTGAACTGATGACGAACGTCTCATCGTCCACGTCCTTCCACCCGTAATGCTCTTGACTGCCTGAGGTGGAAAGTTGTTGACCCTCAATGCCGTGGGCGTAGACCAACGGGTCGAGCAATGTGGACTTGATGTACGTTCCGCCTGCTTTTGGAATGTGGTGATGGAAGATTTCCATTAGGCGATTGGGTTGGGGTTGGGCGCTACGGGAACGGCGCTAATGGTTGCTGGTGGAATGAAGTCTGTTCCGTCGTATGTCCAACCGACGTTTGGAACCATGTCATTGTTCGTCACGTCAATGATGTTCGCCGAAGAGGTGAACGACGTAGCGAGAGTATCGTCCGTGTTGAGGACAAGTGTGACGTTTCCACCAGCGTCTACGAATGCGATTACTACGTTTGCCATTAGTTGACCACCTCATTGGTTGTTGAACTGACATTAGTTGAAGGGAATGCTCGCTGGGTTCCTGCAATGCCCCAGACAATGCGCACGGCTCCGCCACCTGCCCCTGCCTGAACGTTTGCTGGGATTGCCGCTACTCCACCAGTGTTTGTGCCAACGTACCCCGAGGCAACGGTAAAAGAAGATGAGTTGGCGCTGGTGATTATGTAAGTTCCATTGAGTGTTAGAGAGAAGTTGTTTAGAAAAACAATCTGCCCAGCCTTGTAAGTGTTGGCTACGGTTATTGTCGTCGTTGTGCCATTTCCACTTGATGAAGCGCCAGTGTATGTTGCTTGAACTGGCCCAGCACTTGCGGTGCCCACTTGGACGGTGTAAGTCTGGTTTGGGATAACCAAGTAGTTGTTGATGTATGCCAATGCTCCACCACCGCCAGAAAAAACACTGCTGAAGGGTGTGGTTAGTGGGGTTGAGTATGGGGGTGAAGGGGCACTAAAACCCGCACCGCCACCGAAGGCACCGCCACCGCCAGAACCGCCGTAGTTTGCCGTAGGCGAGTAACTGCTCCAAGCGCCGCCAAGACCGCCTGCCAGACCACTGGTACTGAAATCTGTAGTGCCAGCCGTACCATTTGTGTCTATTTGATTGCTGCTGTTGTCGCCTTGACCGCCTGAACCGCCAGCGGAACTTCCACTTCCGCCCCCAGTGCCACCTAAGGCGTAACCGCTCGATAGTGTCCCCTTAGCGCCACCTGTTCCTGAGTATTGGTAGTTAGCGCCGTACACGCCTGTTCCACCACCGCCTGCACCACCGCCTACGGTGTACTGGTTCTGGTAGTAGCCAGAGCCACCACCACCACCACCGTCGGTTGATGATGCGCCAGCACTTGACCGAGCGCCCGTATTTAGGGTTGTTCCACCTGCTCCGCCATTGGAAGAGTATCCACCAGCACCACCGCCGCCACCGCCGTCATAAGAGTTTCCAGCACCGCCAGAGCCACCAGTACCTGCCAGTACGACACCGCCTGTTCCATTGGCTTGACCACCAGAAGAAGCCACAATGCTTGCGCTTCCAAAGTACGAGGTTCCGCCAGAAAAGTATCCGCCACCTGCGCCTACGCAGACGACGCTGATGTTGTATACCCCTGCTGGACACGTCCATGTGTACATCTGGGCGTTGCTTGCCGTAACCGAAGAAGTTGCGTACACCGTTGAGGTGAAAAGGTGCGACCCAGTTGATTGGTTGACTAGGACGGTTTGGAACTCCCCGTATCCGTCCACCGACATCTCTGCTCGTGCTGAAATAATGGGCGACATTAGTACTTATTGAGGTTGAGAAGTAGCGTCCAAGTATTGGTGCCCGTACAGATTGCGTTTATGACGTACACATCGAGGGTAGAAGCGTCCGCAGTAGACCACGCTACTCCACTTTGGTAGTACGACGTGATGCCGTTGTTCGTAGCGCCTTGCGCTGGGAGAGTGGTGAACGATGCGGTTGATGTTGCACCCGTGGCTGGATTGGTTACCGAGAAGGACGAAGAAGTGGCGCTAAGGACAACCCACGAACCGTTGAAGTTGCTGTTTCCTGTCGCACCCGTAATGTACACTTCCTGCCCTGCTACCAGAGAGTTGCTGGCAGTGTAGGTAACAACGCCACCCGTGTACGAGATGGCGGAAATGGCAGTCGAAGCGCCCGCTTGGTAGCCGTTCACTGAAATGTTGCTGGGCAAGTACGCAGTTGCCGAGTTGTTGACCATGAGGGCAACTGTGATTGACTGACCAGCAGTAGTTGGGGCATTTGTCAAGTTCAACTGCCACGGAGCGGTTGGTGAGTACGAGTTGTAGTAGTACACCGACTGGGTGTTGAGAGGGATTGATGCTGGGACGGCGTTGCTCAACTGCGCCGTCGAGAGGTTTACGCTTTCGATTGGTGAAGCGATGATGGGGAAGTTGATGATGGGCGAAGTCAGGGTCTTGTTGGTTAGCGTCTGAGAAGCCGTCGTGCCCACAACCTGCTGGGCAATACTGGCTGGGTCGTAGGTGGACGTACTCATGTTTCCACCACCCTGAGGGCCTTGAGTACCGTTTCCTGAAGCGGTTGTGTCTAGCCAGAGAAGCGTCGTGTCGTATGGGGGCAATCCGTTGCTAGAGGTGTAAATGCCCTGCGCACCTTGGTTGCCTTGGTTGCCTTGATAGCCTTGATTGCCTTGTGTACCCTGAGCGCCAGTAACCGAGGCTCCCTGATTACCTTGGTTCCCCTGAAATCCCTGTGTTCCGGTAGAACCCGTCGAACCCTGACTACCCGTAGACCCCTGATTACCCTGATTTCCTTGGTTGCCCTGTGCTCCGGTTGAGCCTTGGGCACCAGTGGCACCAGTTGCGCCCTGAGCGCCGGTGGAGCCTTGCGCTCCGGTGTTGCCTTGGTTGCCTTGAAATCCTTGGTTACCTTGATAGCCCTGACTACCTTGTGCACCTGTTGTACCCTGTGCGCCAGTTGAGCCTTGGTTGCCCTGTGAACCCTGTGAACCCGTCGCCCCTTGTGCACCTGTTGTACCCTGAAAGCCCTGCGTCCCTTGGAATCCCTGTGTACCTTGGTAGCCTTGGTTTCCCTGCGCCCCTTGGTATGTCACTTGCTGAGCAGTGAAAATGACGCTTGGGGTGGCTGGGACGGTGGGGCCGGTCTGGGAGCCAGTGGCGGCGATGGAGATAGTCGTGTTCGACGGTGCCCACGCCAACTGAACGTAGTCGTTGGCATTGACGTTGATGACGTAGTTGACGGCAGCAATCAGCGCACCAGAGCCACCATGCGAAGTCCCAGGCACGTTATACGTCGAGTTGCTGTCAATGACATCCGTACCGTTTTGACGAAGCCAAACATCCACGTTGTCAGAGTTGCTGTCAGAGTTAGCAAACTGAATCGAGTATTGGATGTTGTACGTTCCAGCGTGGGCGAACGTGACTTGGTTTCCACTGGCGATGGTAATCCCGTAGTTGGCGCTCACCGTGTTGATGTTTACGACGTTGGAAACCGTTGTGGATGAGGCCGTCTGGGTCGTCGTGTCGTATGCCGAGATGTAGTTGGCGATTACACCACCGGCACCCTGCACGCCTTGATACCCTTGTGCGCCCTGACCAGAAACTTGCGTCCAGTTGATGTTGTCGGTGCCGATAAGGATTACACCATCAGTACCAGTACCAGTCGAAATCATCTCGTAGGTCTTGCCAACGTTGCTTGTTCCGGCGATGGTGAGCGTGTAGTCGCCAGCGGCAACCTCGCCAGCGGTGGAATCGTTGTAGTCGGTGGCACGGGTGAGTGTCCACGGCGTTGATACTGAGCCGGTTGCCGTTACGGTGTAGATACCGTTGTACTTGGCGTTGGTGTTTGCGGTAACGAGAACACGTTGGTTGGCGGTCAGGGTCACGCCGTCAATCACCAAAGCACCGTTTGCAGAAGCGGTAAGTTTTGCGCCGATGCCGTAACCGCCACTAGCGTCAATCGTGCCAGCCGTGTAGGTGGAAGAGTTCGTCGTTCCGGCGGTGTCGGCAACCTGAACGGATGAGTGGGCGTTGAGTGCTGAAGGCGCTCCCTGCACGCCTTGATTTCCCTGATACCCTTGATTTCCTTGGAATCCTTGCGTACCCTGCGTCCCTTGGAACCCTTGAACGCCTTGCGTACCCTGATTTCCTTGGTTACCCTGAGAACCAGTCGAGCCGGTTGAACCCTGATTGCCCTGAGAACCCTGTACACCCTGCGTACCTTGGAATCCCTGACTGCCCTGAACACCTTGGCTGCCGGTTACTCCTTGGTAACCTTGGTTTCCTTGGCTACCAGTCGCCCCCGTCGAACCTTGCGAGCCAGTAGAACCTTGACTACCCGTTGCTCCTTGGTTTCCTTGATTTCCCTGTGAACCAGTATTTCCTTGGACACCCTGTGTACCCTGTGTACCAGTGGTACCAGTGGTACCAACGTTGCCTTGGTTGCCTTGGAATCCCTGATTCCCCTGTACGCCCTGTACTCCTTGCGTACCTTGGTTTCCCTGCACGCCGTTTATTCCAGCATTCCCTTGGTTTCCTTGAACCCCTTGTACCCCTTGTACGCCAATAGAGCCTTGGTTGCCCTGATTGCCTTGTGTACCGTTTGCGCCGTTGTTTCCTTGGTTGCCCTGAACACCTTGGGTACCTTGGGTACCTTGGGTACCCTGCGTGCCCGTAGAACCCCACTGAAGCCCTGATGCACCAACAGTAAGCACTTGGCCCGTAGAGCCTTGTGGCAGTCGAGCCAAAGAGTTTGCCCCCGAGCCGACAAGAAGGTCGCCAGATGCGACGATTTGCCCAACGGTTTCAGCAACGGCGTAGTTTGCCTCTGAGATGTCCGTCGAGGTCATGATTGGAACAACGGAAGCACCCGAAGCGTGCGACATTCCAGTACCCGACGTAGCGGTATCAAATGCACGAACTACGCCCGTCAAGGTGACATTAGAGCCTGACCAGTTGTAGACGTTGGCTGGAACGTAGATGTGCTCTTCGAGTGACGTTCCGTAGTCAAGGGCGAGGTAGAAACCGCCGTTGATGCCAAGTCCTGCCCACGAGCCGATGCCTGCCGAGAAGGTCAGGTAGATGGTGGTATCCGTGGCCCCGATGGGCGACGTTAGAAGCGCAGCGTATGGTTCGCCCGTGTAACTGTTGAGCGAATAGGGAGTTCTTGCCATTTCAGCCCCTAAGGGTTATCCCCTTAGTTGCTCAGCAACCAAGTAGGCGTGACCTTCAGGGTGTCGTTCGCTCCAAGGGTTGGGCCTGCATTGGTTGCTGAACCATCTGCGAAGTTGGCGGCGTAGTAAATGTTTCCTGTCGTGGTGCTGGAAACGGCATCCGTAATGAAGTAACCGTTTGCCTGAGGCCACGAACCAGTCGCCGTGAACGTAACCTGACCGCCCGTTGACTTTTCACCATTCACGGTGTCACCGATGAGAACGGTTGCGCTAGTCGTGTGCGATGAGGTGAAGGCGGAAGAAACCGTTACCGTCGAGCCAGAGATACCCGTAATGACTTTGAGTTCCGAGGTACCAGTGCTGTCGAAGTTGGCGGTCATACCAATGGCGACACCCGTGGTCGAAGAAAGCGAAGCAGTCCACGAGCCAGAAGCGATTGAGGCGCTAGGCGTGGTGGAAAGAACTGGCGAACCAGCGTTGTATGCAGTAGCGGTTGCAATGGCAGCAAAGTTGACAGACTGGCGGCTGTAACCCGATGCGGCGGTGCCAGAAGCGCCCCAGATTTCGTAACCCGAAGAGTTCAACGTGGCAAGGGTGACGGTGGCGGCAGGAACCGTGGTACCAGAGAAGTTAGTGAAAAGACCAAGGTAGTAGGTCGGGGCGGTACCAGAAGGCGTGGTGCCAGTAGGCACGGCAAGTTGGTTGAAAATCTTTGTCAAGCCTTGGTTGAAGAATACCTGAGCCATGTCTACTCCTAGGGGTTTGCGCTGTGTCTATTCTGCCACAGGATTGGTGAAATGAAGCCCTTTACTGCTGGGCATCGCCCATGAACGTGCGCAGTTCATGGCTCAACTTCTTGACTTCATGCAGTTCAACTTCGAGGCGATGGAGTATTTCAGCACTCTCCTTGGAGATTTGCAGGTGCGACAAGGCTTGCTCGGCGGAAACGGCATCGGCTCGCTTGGCGGCAATCAGCAGAATCGCTCCTTGCAAGCCAGCCAACATTGAGAGGAAGAGGTTTAGCAAGATGAACGGATACGGGTCGAACCCCTTGTTGTTCAGCCAAAAGACATTGACCGCTGCCCAGATTGCCATGAACACCAAGAATGTGCCCACGAATCCCCACGAACCCATCTTGTTGCGCACTGCATCCGCAGCCTTTTCACCACGGGTTAGTTCGCCACCCGTGCGAACGTATGGGTGGTCGTTCCACGGGTTGTTCTCGTCGTACCAGATTTCGTTTTCTACGCCGTCAGTCCACTCACTTGACATGGATAACCTCGGCTCTGGTGATGATGTTGACGTTGGGCAGTCTCTCCAGCATTTGCGCAGGGGGGCGGTTTGGGTAGATGGCGTAGGTTTCCAATCCTGCCGCCACAGCCGCAGCCATTTCCACCTTCGCACCCTCACTGGTTGACCAACCCATGAGAACGGCGATTGCGTCACACTCTAGGAGTTCCTTCAGGTGCGCCCTAAACGCCTCTGTGAGGCCCACAGTCTCGTCTGGGGTATCTCTGCCCCCAGTTGGGTTGTAAACGTCGTATCCGGCCCTCTGAAGGGCATCTGACGCTTTGTTGAAGGCTGGGAAGTTGCCCTGAGGTAGGCCACGCATTACGCCACTGATGTAAAACTTCATAGGCGACCTGCGTTACGGCTTTCTACCTAGTGGTTTTCTTAGCGACGGGCTTCTTGGCAGGAGCGGCCTTCTTGACGGGAGCCTTTTTCACCACGGGGGCCTCTTCTGGCTCAACCGTTGCGGTGAGTTCGGAAATCTCGTCGCTGCTCAACTTGACAAGGTAGTCAGTGCTGATAAGCGACTGCACGTTTGCCCAGTTGGAAGCGTCAACAAGGTCATTGACTTTGTAGTCAAAATCACCTGCGGACAGCAACTTTGTAACACGGTGTGTTGGAGTACTCATAGGATTTAGCGTACCACAGTAAAGCAAAATCCCCCCCGAACCCGAAGGCCGAGGGGGATTTCACTGAACTGCTTTGGAACTAGATAATCGAGTTCCAGAAGAAGCCGAGGTCGGCGGCAACAACCTTGTCGTCGAAGGCGATTTCACCTTCAACACGGTCAGCCTTCAACTCTTCCATGCGGAAGCGTGAAACACCAACCGTGGTGCCGAGGCCACCCGAAACGCCAGTCCACATAAACGTGTAACCAGCCGAAGGGGTCATCAGACCAGGGTTAGGAGCCGAGTAGCACAACAGAGCGTTGTTGTTGGCGGTGAAGTTGTACGAGCCGGTCAAGCCTTCGTCAGCGTTGTTGACGACTGCCTTGGCGACGAGCACACGGTCAAGACCGAAGAGTTGAGCAATCAAGTCCTCGGTGATGATGGCACCAGCCTGCGTGTACTTGTAGCGGTCAACCAGCGTGGGGTGAGCCTTCAACTTCTGAAACACGGGGTACGAGAGCACGAGCGTGTTGGGTTCGTAACCAGTGTTCTGAAGAACCTGATACTTGGCCCACTCGATGTCCACGATGGGCAGACCGTTGGTGTAGTCAGACCACTTGATGGTGGTCGCCGTACCAGCGGTACCTGCACCAGCGGTTACACCGATAGCGTCGGTGCCCCACACGCCACCCTGAAAGAAGTCCTGCGCCCACTGCACTTCACGGCGCAGCAAGAGACGCTGGGTGACGAACTGCGTCGCTTCCATGTCGGGGTTGAGGGGGTTGTCGGCGTTAGCACGGGTCTGGTCGCCAATGTCCTTGTGGAAGGCGAACACGTCGGCCTGATAGGTGTCCGTGGTGAGGCCGTAACCTGAACCAGCGGAAGCCGTACCGTCGGCACGACGCTGAGCCTCGTCACGGAACCAGTCGTCCTTGGTGTACTTGAAGTAGAGGTTCGACTTCTTGTCCACTGGAACGACAGGGAAAACCTTGTCCGCAATGAAGTTGTTGGTGTTCTGCAAGTACGCAACCGAGATGTTCGTCAGGATTGCGTCAATGTGAACGTTGTTTACTGATGGCTGTGGCATGTTATTTCACAGTCCTTTCTAGATAGCACGCACGGCGGCGGCAGCCGACAGAGCGAGGGTGATAACGTCACCAGCAGCCGAGGCTGGGGTGAGCGCAGTACCAACGACAAACGGAATCGTCGTTGACGTGACGTTCGTACCCGACAGGTAGAACGTGGTCGAAACCGCACGACCTGAACTGTCAACCGTGATGGGAGCGCCAGCGGTAACGGCAGCGCCAGCAATCACCTTCGTGATGCCCGAAATCGTGATTTCGGCCTCAGAGTTGCCCTCAACACCAGAGTTGGAGTTCAACTTGGTGATGGGCTGGTTCTGAAGAACACCGACGGGACGGTCAGAAGCAGCCGTGACGAGGGTGGCAACAGGGCCGCTCTGGTAGGGCTGCGACGAAGGGGTCACGTTGGCGGTGACGGTAGCCGAGGTCAGCGCCAGAACCGAGAGGTTCACGGCGGTGATGTTGGTACCACTGTAGGTAATGCCCGTGATGAAGGCACCAGCAGGAATCTGCGAGGTACCAGCAGCAGCGGTGACGGGAGCGCCAAGGACGATTCCAGCACTCGACGCAACAGTGATGCCAGTAATCTGGCTGCTGTTGGTGGTCGTGGTACCAGTGAAAGCGGCGGACGACAAGCCTGCAACCTTCACGAACTTGAACTGTGGCGAGGACGACACGATTCCGTTGGTGATGGTTGAGTTCAGGGTGTTGTCAGCCGTCATCGTAATCTTGACGGCGTAGGGATTCTGCTCGAAAGCCATGGCTTAGCGACCTTTCTCGTTGAGGTAAGACGTGTACAGGTCGGGGTTGCTCTGGGCGACAGACATCAGCGCAGCCTCGAACGAAGGAGCGGTACCGGCAGAAACAGCAGCCTTGGCAAGCGATTCCATCTTCGAGTAAGCGTCGTCGGTCATGACGGGAGCGTCCGAACCAACCTCAGTGAAAACAACGTTGGTTTCCACGAGGGCGTTAGCACTGTCGAGGGCCTTGACGATTTCGCCAGCGAGAACGCCGTCGGATTCGGAAAGGCGACGAAGGGCAGGGCCAACAATCGTAGGGTCAATGTTGAGGTGCGACCAGCCAGCAGCCTTGATGACAGCAGCCTCATCAGCACGAGCCTCACGCTCGGCAATAAGGGCAGCCTCAGAAGCAGCAGCCTTGCGAAGGGCAGCCTCGGCGTTAGCCGAAGCCTCGTCCAGCATCTTGCGAATAGCCTGTGGCATCGCCTTGATGATGTCAGCCTCGCTCGCAGCCTCAGGAACGATGACAACTTCGGTCATCTCTGAAACTTCAGACATAGTTTTCTCCTTGAAAACTTTGAGGGTTTCCAAAACAGCGTTCGCTGCCTTGGCGGTGTCCAGTAAAATCTCGTCTGCTTCGATTTCCTCAGCAGGCAACTCGGTTACCTCTTCAACAGGGGCAACTTCGTCCGAGACTTCAGTGGGACGGAGTTCGTCAAGCACCGCTTCAGCATCCGCAGGGCTTGCCGACTTCATTACTACCCAACCATCGTGCAGGTGCGCAGGGTGGTCAACACCCGACGTTTCCTTGATGCTCAGTTTCACAAGTTTGCGAGCCATTCGCTTCTGCTTTCTACGACTTGACCAAACGGGAACCCGTAGGTCTTGACATAGTGAACAGTAGAGGCAGTTTTGGAAATGTCAAGTGTCAAATACTTGACACGACGAAAGACGACTAAAAGGGGTCGTCGGAGATGGTGGAATAGAGGGGGCAAATGTCCTTGAACGAGCACCACTTATCGCACAGATTGTTGGCGATTGGTGGGAAGTAGCCAGCGTTGTACCAGCCCTCAATCTTCGCCCACGCCTCTCGCACACGGCGCTCTGCGTATAGGACATCTTCGTCGGTGACATCAATCACCAGCGTCTTGCCGAACTGAACGTAGAGCAGTCGAATCTGCTTGGGGCGCTCTCCAAGAACTTGCTCACACAGGTAGGCGTAAATCTTGGCAGGTAGAATGGCTGCCGCTTTGTACTTGTCGGTAGGGACTTTGCCAGTCTTGTAGTCCACAATCACCAACGAGCCGTCAGGGTCACGGTCTAAGCGGTCTAGGATGCCACGGAGCGTCCATCCGCCCATGTCTACGTCCATCTTGATTTCGATGCCCTCTGAGGTGATTTCCTCTGGGTTCTCCATCGTGAAGTAGGTGCGGATGTACTTGGCGAGGTCACGGGCGAACGTTTGCACGCCGACCTCATCGAGTTCCATTTCACCAGCAATCTCGTCGCTCACGAGCGTGGGGAATAACTCACGCATCACTTCGAGGGTGTAGTCGAGGGTGCGGAGTTCGGGTGTCTCGGTGGTTCGCAGGAACACGGTTTCCAGCACTTCGTGGAACACGGTGCCACGGTAAGTCGCCATCTTCTTCGCCTCTGGGAGACGCTCGATGGTGGAATACTGATACTGACGTGGGCACGTCTCGATTTGGTTCACTCGGCTAGGTGATACGCCATAGGGCTTTTCGCCTAGATACACAGGAGCGCTCGACACGATGTCAACCTTATCAGTTGGGTGATGCTAGATGGTGGACTGCGTAATGGGGCTGATGAACGTGTTGTATTCGATTGACGACTTCAACACCCGTGCCATCTTTTCACCAGTGCGCAACGCTTCTTTGCGGTTCTTGCAGTAAATGGAGAAATCGGAGACGGGGGTGATTACACCAGTGAACGCTTCGTTACGGATGAGACGCAGTTCGCCGTACTCTTTGTTCTGCCAAGCGACCAAACGGTAAGGGCCTAACTTGGCTTCCTGTTGACCAAAGTCATCAGGCTCAGTCCATTTCAGCAACTTACGCAACTTCAACGGCAGAACCCGTGGTTTCCTCGGCGTACTGGACAAGGTGGCTGGCGGTAGCAAGAGTGCTCAGACTGTCAATCTGGCCTTCCAACTTGGTGATGTGGTCGCCTGCCTCGATGACGGCCTTGGTGAGGCGCTCGTTGTCGGCTGCCAACTGCGTAAGCGTGGCGCTCTGCTTGTGGGCGAGGTTGATAAGGGCGGTGATGTCATTGTCGTCAGGGGTGCCCTGCACGACGGCCTTCATGATGCGTTCGGTCAGTTCGTCTAGGTTGCTGCTCATAACACTCTCCTTGGTAGGGGGGTTGCCTAACTCTAGTGTATCACCACTATTTATGAAATCAGACATTCCCAACGTATCGGAGCACGGCGGCGTTCTCGAAGGTTGTTTTGGCGGTGTATTCCACCTCAGTTGTTTTGCCGCAGTCGTTGCACTGAAGGGGCATGGGGTTAGCGATTTTGCGAACTCGCCAGTCGTGAGAGCAGTAGCGAACATCACCATTGTTGACAAGACGGATGTTGCGTCCGTTTGCGCCAACCTTGATTAGCCCTTGTTGCTCTAGTGCTTTGAGGTGAACCGAGATGGTAGAGGTCGAAGAGATGCCCACACCAGCACCTATGGTGCGATACGTCGGGGCGTAGCCGAGATTATCCCAGTGCCAGCCGATGTATTTGAGTATCTTGTCCCGTGTACCTGTAGCCATTCACCACAGCGTAGCAGGGTTTAGTTATTCGGCGTGAGTGTTGGCAAGCATGCCAGTGGCGGTATCAGCATTGAAGGAAGCGATTGCCGCCCTCTGAGCCAAAGCCTGAGCCGCTGGGTCTTTCTCGTATGACGCTTGTCCGCCCAATGGGGCGATGTGGTCGAGAATGGCCTCGTGAGCCTGCGCTGCATCGAGGTGGGCCTGAATCGCACGGGTCGCACGCATGCGGTCACCGTTAGACATTTCACTGCTGTGCTTCAGAACCATGTTCTTGATTCCTTCGGCGGTGGTGCGGTGAATCTGGGCGAGGGGCTTGGTCAGGCCATTGGAGATGCCGATGCCACGAGCGAAGTTCTGGGCGTTGGTGGAAAGGAAGTGCGAACTGCTCACGGCCTTTTCCATGTCTGCACCCGACTGCCACTGGTTGCCGTGGAAAGCGTGGCCCTTGACATCACCCTTAGCCAACTGTACCCACGCAATGATTTCGTTGTTCAGATTGTCCATTAGATACCTTCCGAGAAACTTCCAACGCCAGCGGCTTGCTCGGCGCTACGGACGTTGTTTTCAGCAGCATCAACCTTATCTTGTGCGTCACTCATACGTTGTCCCGTGGCGTGGGCTGGGTCGGCGTTGGTGATTGTGTCACGGTTCGCCTCAAAGTTTTTGGTGTCACGGGCTGCACTTGCCAAACCAGCGTGGGCGTTGGCTGCGCTTTCGTGGGCGGTGGCAACATCACGGAGTTTTCCAGCCATTGAGCCAGTCGCCTTGTCTGCCATTGCGTGGTACATCTGGGCTTGCTGATTGTGCGAAGCGCTTTGCTGCGTTGAGGTGGCTTCAGCGTTGCGACCTGCGTTCATCATGTCGTTTGCACCCCAGCGGCCTGGGTCTACACGACGGGCTGGCTGTGCTGAAGCGCCAGTCGGGATGCCGCCAGTGTGCTGGTTCCCATTGAAGGCATGGCCTGCGGTTTCGTACTTCAAGATTTCACCAACCTTGGCCCAGTTTGGGGCAAGTGCGTCTGTTGAGAAAGGGTTTGTCATTTGATTACATTCCTTCGTCTGCGCCCGTGGCACTACCTAGGCGTTCGGCAACCATGCTGGCACCTCGTGCAAGCATGGTGTTGTCACGGAGAATAGGACTTGTTGAGCCGCTTGCGTGTTGTTCGGCAACCCAGTTGTGAAGTTCTGCGGCGTGGTCGTGGGCGGCGATTGCCGACTTCAGAGCGCCCTGCTTCTCAGGGTTAGTCTCCTTGGCAAGGGCGTTTTTCAGCACTTGGCTGGCAATGCCGTGCTCGAAGGCTGCTGCACGGTGGGCGTTGGCGATTTGTGCGCCAGTACCACCGTGCTGAACAAGGTCACGAGCGTGCGAGGCAGCCATGAGAGCAGACCAGCCAGCGCCGTCCCGTCGTACATGGTCAAAGCCCTTGTCGAAGGGGTTTGAGGCGTACTGATTGCCGTGAAACTCGTGGCCCTTTACGTCGCCCTTCGTCACAAAAGACTTTTCAGCACCAGAGAGGATGACGTTGCCGTCGGTCACGCCTGCATTGCGACCAGACGTTGCCTTCATGGTTGCATCGGCGGCTTTCAGGGTGTTTTCAGCACTGGGGTTGTCGGCAGCGGCGTAGTGTGCGGCTGCTGCGGCTTCGTGCAACTTGGCGGCACCCTCTTCCATTGCGTATGAACGCCCGTTGGGGTTGTGGTAACTGGCGACAAGTTGACGCAAGCGCCCTGCCTCTTCGAGGTGCATACGAGCCATGCGGTCATGGGCCATGGTAGAAACGGTTGGCGACTTTTTGCCTGCGCTCGCTGCCATCTGCGACGCTCGGTCACGAAGTGAGTTCAGAGCATCCCGTGTTTCACCAGTGGAACGAGCCGTGTATTGGTTCCCGTTGAAAGCATGGCCTGCCAACTCGTACTTCAGGATTTCACTGGCGGACTTCCAAACTGGAACCAGTGCGTCAGTAGAGAAGGGGTTTGTCATTATGTTTTCCTCACTTTGGCAGGTCAGCGTTGCCGTAGTGGTTTACCGCAGCCATTGTCTGGTTTACTGCCTTGGAAGCGTCTGTCGCTACGTTCTTGTTGCTGTAGTCCGCAACCTTGGCCCACGTCTTTTGAGCAGCGAGGTGCGCTTGGGCGAGGGCGTTCAGGTTGCCAGCAACGTCTTTGTAGCCAGTTTCGTTTCGTGCTGCCATTGCTTTGGCTGCTTCACCACGGTGGTACTCCGCCATGCCCAAAGCGTCTGCACGGTTTGGTGCACCGCCAATACGGTCACTGCCAACTTTGGCTGCTCGTCGCACAATGTTGTCCGTTCTGCCCGAAGTGAACTGGTTGCCGTGAAAGGGGTGACCATCAACGTCGCCTTTAGCCACGGGGTAGCGAGAGAGTGACTTGAGTAGTTCGTCGGTGTGGAAGCCAGATGACACGAGGTTCTCCTTGTAGGGATTTCTACCTCAGATACTACGCCACGATTTCCTAAACCGATGTTCCAAAACCCCATTGACGGTGGTGATAAACGGTGCTAGACTTCGCCCGACTGACTTGGGGGCGCTGGACACAACGCCAAGTACATTCACACCGACCCCTGCCGAAAGGTGGGGGATTCGGTTTATTGGGGCCTGTTTGCGTCCCAAAGTGAGGTGAAATGGCCTCGCTCCGCTTCGCCAATGTGCTCCAAGAGCAGGTATCCATCGAGATGGTCTGTCTCGTGCTGAAAGATGCGAGCGAGCAATCCTTCCCCGTCAATCCTGTACTGGTTCCCGTCAAGGTCAAGGGCCGTCAAGGTCGCTTTGTACGAGCGGCTGATTTGCCACCCGAACTTGGGCACCGACAAGCATCCTTCGGGCGTGACCTCGATGTCAAGGGGGTCAGTGAAAACCTCTGGGTTGATGGCGACGTGAGCGCCCGTGCCGTCGCCGCTGTCCCAAACGAACATGCGGTGCGAGTAGCCGATTTGGTTGGCGGCAAGCCCAACACCGAGGTGAAAGTACATGGCCTCAACCATCTCGGCGGCAATCATCTTGATGTTGTCTGTGATTTCACTGACCGAGGTCGTGGGGGCTTCCAAAATGGGGTCGCCATAGAAACGCAGGGCTGGGATGTTCATCGTGCGCCCATCTCTCTCTTTGCCTCTTCGAGCAGTTCGGCGGTGAAGTCCTCTGGCGACAGTTCGGTCTTGGCGTGGGCCATCAACTTGCCGCAAGCGATGCTGAACGCCCATGTGTACAGGCTGAGTTCCTCGTCGAGGTGCGTCAACTCCTTGCGGTAGCCGAGAACCATCTGGTCGTGCTTGGCAATCAGCCCTGCCGTCCCAGTGCGCATGGTAGCCAACTTCTCTTCGAGGTCGGCAATCTGCTCCGACTTACGCACGGTACTTCTCTGGCACTGGGCCTGTGTACGGAGCGCCGTTCAGGTCTGAGGTGAACGGGAAACGTGTCGAGCACTGCTGGCACATGACGTAGGTCTTAGCGCCTGCGTTCATCAGAATCCACTTGTGGAAGGCGCAACTAGCCATGCTGAACCGTCATGACGTATTTGCTGGCGTTGGCGGTGAACGCCTGCGCCTCTTCCTTCGTGGCGAAGTCGGGCGATGTCATGACGGTGTAGTAGTAGCCATCACCACCTTGGTAGGTCTTGAAGAAGAACCCGTTGCCATTCCAAATCTCGACGACTTTACTCATCAAATAAACGCCTTCATGTCTTGCGCTTCTGCTTCCCATTGCTCTGGTGAACCGAGACGAACGACGTGCAAGCACACGTCCGTGCCGTTCTCCATGAGTTCTGATTCGGTGTCGGTCAACTCCACGCCTGCGTGGGTTTCGCACACCTGCTGGGTGCAGAACTTGTTGTCAATGCCGTACTGAAGCCACTCATCAAAGGTCATGGCGTTCACCTTAGCAGCCGTCGGCGTTCCATTCTGGGTGGATTCCGCCATTACGGTTCCAATAGAAGGCGGCGACACGGAACTGGTCTGCGATGCTCGCATCTTGGGCGTACTGGGCGGTGATGCCAAGGGCGTGAGCGCCGAACTGCCACGTTGGGGGCATGAACTGGAAGATGCCTGCTGCGCCTTCTGGGTTCACCTCACGGTAGTTGTGGAAGTCCGTGGGGGTCGAGCGAGATTCACGCCACATGACGCAGGTGAAGGCCGCTCGGCTCGGTGGTGGGAGCAAGTCCGTGTAGCCACCAGAGGGGGCTGTGTGGCTCGCTACGGGCTTTGGCTTGGCTTTGTGGTGAACCACAGGCTTGGCGACGTGAGCGTGCACCACGGGGCGGCTGTTGCCGTACCAGAAGATGGTAATCATCTTGGGCGTAGTCGTCCGAGCGGCGAGGTGATAGGCCACCTTGGGCGCAGCGTGGAACGTTCCTACGACAAGGGAGACTACGACTGTCAGTGCGAGGAAGCCACCTCGCACCGTGCCTAGCACGAGCCTGCCTTGGTAGAGGGATAGAACGGTACCGCTATTGGGTTGCTGGACACAACGCACTCCTTTGGTTGCCCATTGGGGGATGCACCAGTTTACCCGAATGTGACGGATAAGGCAAGTACTAAGCGATTTCCTTGCAAATAAAGGGTTTTGCCCACACCGTCGAGGTGATAGAAAAAAAACATGCAAAAAGACTTGACAGATGTCACACGGGGGTGCCATACTGGTTAGGTAAGAAAGCAGCAGTGCCGAGGTGCGCTTGTAAAGTCCCCACGAGAAAGTGGTCGAGCAAGCCGAAGGCCAGCCTGTGAGCCGTACCACCTGTTTGCGACACGGGCGCATTCAGTAAGGCCGTAGGGAGTTCGGAGCGAACTACGGCGAGGTGGGTACGGAACTCCTAGTGGGGGTGAGTGTTAGGCGTGAGGAAAAGCGCAAACCACCGAACCGCAAGGGGTAGGGTCGGGCGCTCGTTGGGAAACGGGTAGTCCGCCAGTGACATCAGTACGGAAAACCAAGGCTACCGAGTTAGAAGTCCCCTCAGCAAAGGCTGGGGGGATTTTCTATTTGTAGACCTCGTTCAGCACTTGATAGTGGATTTGGCTTGCCTTGTCGTCGTCGCCTGCCTCGTGCGCCTCTTGCTCTTGGGCGAGCAGTTTGGCAGCCTTGTCGCTGAGGTGTTCTTCCTTGGGCTTCGTTGCCTTTTGGAACGGGAGCAGGGCGTACTTGGCCCAGATTTCGCCAGCGGTTTTGGAAACGTCGCCTTTTTGGACTGGGCTTTCCCAAACAACTGCGTCGGGGTTCCAGATTGAGTAGTTCGTGTGGTCTTTGGGCTGCGAAATGTCTTGTTGTGAAACTAGGGTCATCTTGCCATCTACGTTTGCGGTCTTTCCATCCTCTTCGTTGGTTAGGCCGCTTGTAAATAACTTCGCTCCATCTCTAAGTTTCCCACGGAGTACGGTTCCGCCCTCACCAGCGTAGGCACGAGCGACTTCTTCGCTATCGGTTGCGTAAACTGCTTTTCCGTCTAGACCGATTTCTTTCTTGCCGCTTAGGGTATCCGAGACTGCTTGCGAACTTCTTACGCCTCGATAAACGGTTACTCCACTTGCGTCAGTCGTTTCCCACTGATTTCCGTGAAAGACGTGGCCCTGAACGTCGCCCTTTTGGACGTGCCGCTCTACCATGGACTTCGCCCACGAGTAGCCAGCATCACCACCCCACGCATCCCACGCCACACGTCCGTGCGACGGGTATCCGTGTTCACCCTGACGGAAGCCTTCTGCCTTCTTGTCGGGCTGGTGACGGTCAAAATACGCCTTCATCCGCTTCAGAGTGTCCAGTGAAATCTGGTGCCCGTTACCGAGGTCTGACGCACGCTTGCGCCCGACGTTGGTGAACCCTGAGCCAGCCTTGCCGTCGGCAATCCATTCCAATGCTCGCTTAGCGGCCTCTTGTACCCCCTGCGGCGGAGTGAACGTATCCTTCTTCACCGCAAAGTGGGCAGCGAGGGTTTGGAACACGTCAATAAGGCGGTTCAAGTTGTCAATCATCTGGGCGTACTTGTCGTCCATGCCGAGTTGGTGAAACTCATCCTGTAGCGCCTCTAGACGGGGCCGTAAGCCTGCCAGCGTCTCCAAGGTCAGTCCTGCGTTCCAAAGGGCTGTGGCGACCTCTGGGGTGGCTTCACGGACACGAAAGTTGCAGAGAGCGTGGTCAATGCCGACTATTCCACCTTGGGCAAACATCAGGTTCTTGGGACGACGGTCTGCGTTGGCGGTGATGTAGTCGAACAGGCGTAGGTTTCTGCCTTGGTTATCGTTTGGGTAGCAGTCCTCGCTGCCGAGTTCCAATCCTGACTTGCCGTCAATGTACGGCATAATCACCATCTTGGCATCGGTTCCCACAAAGCGGCAGTCACGGACGGGGGCGTTCATCGCCTCTCCGACACGGGCGGCGAGATACTCCTGAGCGGCGAGTATTTCAGCACGGTACAAACGACCCGTCTTGTTGCCGTGCCAGTCCTTCATGTGCTTCTCGACCCCTTCGGAGCCATCAGCAAAGCGAACACGGAACATTCCGTCGTTCTGGTTGCCCTTCACAAACATGGGTTCACGAGACACGATGTCCGTGCTGGTGAACGGCACGAACATTTAGAAACTCATTCCGTGACTTTGCCCGTAAGTAACTGCGCCCATTTGGAAACGGCTCATCATGTCGTTGTAATCGCTCGCACGACCCATCGAGGCGAATGTGTCTCTCAAACCAGACAGCGTGTTTGCCATGCCCATGATGTCGTTTCTGCTGGGGTTGCCAAGCAGTGAAAAGTTTGGCATGCCTGTCAAGCGACCCAACCTCGTGCCCACCGTGGCACCGTCGAAAGCCATGGCGTGGTCAATGCCGAGAATCGAACCGTCCTTTTGCACCCAGACGTTGCCTGGGTTCATGGCGTTTCGACCACCAAACACGCCGTCGCCGTTGCCGATGAGTTCACCAAAGAAGCGCAACTGGTTCAAGCGATTGGCGTTGTCGGGGTTCAGACTGTGCAGGGCGCTGGGATTGTTTCCGCCATTCACACCGGCAATGTCGGCGGCAGGCTTGCCTTCAAGCCATGGTTGGACAATCTGGTTTTTGTTTCCAGCAACACCCTCGCAACAGCGGATGGGCATGCCGAGGGCTTCGCCAACCTTAGATGACAAGATTTCGTTCTGCGCTTGGCGTGAGGCGGTCAAACCCTGAGCAGGGAACGGCTTGAAGTTCTTGATGGCTCCGACAGAACCGTCCTTCATCTCGACCTTTTGAAAGCCTTTGTTCATTGCTCCGCCCATGCGCATTACACCACCTAACGGCTTGTTGATTTCCGAAGTGTTCAACCCTACCGCTTTGCCCGTTGTCTTTAGGGGCGGCGCTGGCTTAGATGGTGCGGCGGCTGGTGCGGCGGCACGCCCAGCGGTTGGTCGGGGCGCACGGCCCACCCGTGGAATGGCTGGCTGAACAACACGAACTGCACGTCCACCGCCGTTTCCACCTGCACCGCCTCGGAAGTTGCCGTTCTCGTCAAGCCATTGGTTACCGTTGAACTTGTGGCCTGGCAACTCGTATTTCAGTACACGGAGAATCTGACGGAAGTCCATGGTTACCCCTCTAGGAACGAAACGTAGGCACCGTTTGTCCAGTCCTTGCCGAGGTACGCAATGGTCTGCGCATCATCGGCACCCATCATCTTGCATGTGTCAACGAGGTTTTGGGCAACGCCCGTCACCGAGGTGATTGAATCGCCATCGAACACGATTGTTCCGCTTGGAGCAGCATCGGGATTGTTGACGGGAACGAAGATGATTGTCTGTGCCATACGACACACTTTACTATGGGTTTGGTGATTTAGACAGTTGGAGTTGAGGCAGTCTGAACGTAGTTCTGCCCACCTACGCCCCACTGCTGATACTGCGAAGGCTTGTCGCTACTGGGATTTGGAAGAACCTTCTGTCCAGCAACGAGTGACCAACGGTTGTCAATCGGGCGAGAGCAGGTGGAACAGGTGCGTGACTGCGAAGAGGCAGCGAACTGACCCGTGATGGAGCCGTCGGCGTTGCGCTCAATCCAAGTGTCGGGAACCTTGATGGTATTGGAATGCCCCGACGCACACGTTGCAGTGAAAAGCAGGTTCTTAGCGTCAAAGGCGTTCAGTCCGCCCGTTGAGTGCTGGTTGCCACGAAAGACGTGGCCCTTCAAGTCGCCCTTTGTAATGGGGTACAAGAGTGCGTCGGTGCTGAAGTCCATGCTACGAGTTTACCGTAGGGTTTGCGAGTATCCCGATTTCGCACATGCAGTCGGGGTGAAATGGCGGCAGGTCTGCGTCGCTTGTGACGGGCAGTCCGTCTTGAGCCTGACACTCTGGGCAAGCGCCATCAGCAGCGATGATTTGCATCTGAGCGCCGTTGGCTTGGAGTGTGTTCCTTACGCCGAGGTTGAATCCACGGTTCGCCTCTGTGTTGGCAATCATCATGGCTCGATGTTCGGCGGCTATTTCAGCAACCACTGCCGCCATAATCGCCGCTTTGCCCAACTTGTTCTTCATGCCGTTGGTGATGGCACCTGCGGCTAAGAGCATGGTTGTGTCGCCAATCCCTGACGCAATCTTGGCGGCTATGGGATTCATTTCACCAGATGCGGCTCGTGCGGCGAGCATTGTTCCAATACCGAGGGCAAGGAGTGCGCCTGCGTGCTTCTCGGCGGCTTGCTGAACGTCTTGGTACATACCGCCGATGGTTGATGTCACAGGGGTGTTGTTTACTTGTAGGGCGGATGCTGGGTCGCCGCCGTTCTGGGCGAGCGCAATGGCTGCTGATACGCCGACAATGCTCTCTGCGAGGGCCTTCTTGACTTTGGCCTTGTGCTTCTTGGATGCCGCTACGACGGCTGGGTTGCCCTTTTCCTTTGTGGCGGTTTTGCCCTTGGCAAACTCAATCCACTCTAGGATTTCACTGTCCGTGATGGACATGACTACTCCGCAGAAGGCTTGGAGTAAGTTCCGCCCCGACGCTTGTATTCCTGAACAACCCAGCCATTAGCAACTGCTGAAGGGTAGACATCAAACTTCTTTTGTGCGTCTGCCTTGACTTGGTTGTAGAGGTCTTGGTCGTCTGGCTCGCCCTTGCGGTCAGAAATCAACTTCGTGTAATCAGGCTCGTCGTCTGCCTTAGAAATCGGAACCCCAGCGGCGACTTGCGAGGCGGCTGAAGCCGTGCTTGCGTTTGCGGCTATGTTGGTTCGGTTTCCCGAACGGGCGAAATCCCCTGCTTGCTTTGAGGCACTATCATGCGCCAACGCTGCTTGGAAATGAAGTTGGCTTACCAATCCGTTTGTTTTATCCGCCAAATCAAAGTGCGCCCTTGCAAGTTCAGCGTGTTTACCGGCTATGTCTTGCAAGTTGTGTACTTTATTGGGGTCTGCGTCAGGCGTATTTTGGACTTTTGACGCAAAGTTAGCAAGGTCTTTTGCTTTGGAAGCAACGTCTTTGGCTTGTTCGTAATCTTCTTGGTTGGCGTACTGGTTTCCCCGAAATGGGTGACCTGAAAAGTCGCCCTTAGCGATTTCACCAGAAGCGTGTCCCGTAGGCGCACCCGTAGCGTCAATGTGACGTAGTTGGCAGAACCCTTCGGGGTTGTCAATGTGCTTTCCAGCAATCGCTACGCAAGCGGCAAAGTCGCCTTCGCCGCCCCAGTTGATTTGACCATCGGCACCGTTGTTGTACCAGTCAATCAAGCCCTGAGCGTTGCCTGCTTTGTGGATTTCCACCTCACGGGCATACTTGACCCAAGAAAGAATGTCAGACACGGTTAGCCTTTAGCAACGGAAACTTACTTCTGTAAGCCAAAGTGGTTAGTGTACTTTTCAGCAAAGTCACTTTGCGTTTGAGCGATACTGTCGCCCTTTTCCCAAGCGTCTCTAGCAGCAGCGTGTGCTGAAGCGGCTTTGTAGGCAATGTTTGACCCCGTAATGTCGCCACGCTTATCAGCCTTGCGAGCCTCTACAACCAAGCGGTTGATTTCGCTCTGGTGATACTGCGCCTTTGGGTTGGAATAGCGTGTCTTAGCCTCGCCAAATCCAGCGGCTTCGGTGTACTGATTTCCATGGAAAGCGTGTCCAGCCACATCACCCTTAGCGACGTGGTAGATACCTTGTCCTGCGAGCAGGGCTTCGGTACTGAAATCAGTCACGATTACCGCCCAGCGGCAGCAGCGGTGTCGGCAGCGTAAGCAGCGTCATTCAAGCGAACAACCTCGCCCTCAGCCTGAGCCTTTTCACCGTTGTACAATGAACGGGCCTTGTCAGAGAACTCGGCAACCTTGGACTGCGATGCGTCACGGGAGCCACGGTCAGTTTCCTTCTGAAAGGTGTTCTGAATGCCCTTCAGAGCGCCGTGAGCCTTCTGAAAGTGACCAGCGGCTTCTTCGTGCTTGGCAGCAGCATCGTGCAACTTTCCAGCGGCTTCAAGAGCCTTGGCCTCGGCTACGGCCTTGCGTCCGTTGGCGAGGTGGGTGTCGTGAGCGCCCTGATAACGAGAAACGGTCTGCTTCCAGCCTTCACGCTTGCCAGCCATTTCACCACGACTAAAGGTACGCATACCGCCGGTGTGCTGGTTGCCCTCGAAGGGGTGGCCTGGCTGGGCACCTGAGCGGCCCTTGACACCGTACTTCTCAACCGAGAAGATGTACTCCTGATAGCCAACGGACTTTTGGAACGGGCGGGTCAGCAACTCGTCGGTTCCGAAGCGGTTAGAGGCGCTAGGCGTGTATGCCTTCTCAATGCCAATCATGTCGTGACCATCACAGGTGGGGCAGCCCTCGTTGGCGTCGAAGCCGAGGCAGTCGGGGCAGAGAATAACGTCGTACTGAGCATCAAAGTCGGCGTTGGTCTGATTGGCACCCATGGGAGCGCCGAGGTCGGCTGCGTAGGTGTAACCATTGGAATCGGTGGGCATGGAAGCGTCCTTTCGGAGAACTGACTTGTTGGTGGGCACTGCGGTGGAAAGCGAAGGTTCCGCCTGCCATGAATCGGGCAAAGCGTCGGTAGCGCCGAGAGCCTTAGCCTGAGTAATGATGTGCGCCTTGACCGCCTTGGGGTCAGAAGCACGCCCGTAAGACTGAACAGCGTTTTCAAGGTCAGCACGGGTTTCGATTGGGTACGAACCGTCAGGCATGGCCTTGCCCTTCGAGGCAAGTTCCTGACGCTTGTCGTCCGAGAAGTCACGCTTCAAGATTTCACCGTTAGAGGCGGCACGGATGCCAGCAAGGGCGCTCTTAGCAAGGTTCAGTGCTTCAGAAGCGGCCTGTGCAGCCTTGTCAGCGTCACGGTACTCGGCAATGGCGTTGTTGTATCCAGTGCGCAGTTGTTCTTTGTTCCAAACCGACTTGGTGATGCTCTCACGGTAGGCAAGTTCGGCAACACGAAGCGTCTCCGTCGCCTTAGCGAGGCGGAAGTCAGCGTTGTCCTTTTCACCACGAGCGGCAGTCTCGGCAAGAGCCATCTTGCCAATCTGCGACTTGGCAATCTCGGTGGTGTTGTTGGTCACCGACTGGGAAAAGGAGACAGTCTTTGGTGTGTTGCTAGGAACCTGAATCATAAGTTGATTACCTTTCGCTTCTGGTGAAAATGCTACACCGAGATTTGGAAAACCTCGGTTACTCTTCGCCGTCGGGGTAGGCGATGGCGTACAGAGGGTGGTTAGGCAACAGGTAGCCCTCAGGGGTGGTGTCAGGCTCACCCTCGAAGTCGTCCTCAGTTGACATGTCCAGCGGCGTGACGGCTGGGTAGTCAGCGTCGGGGTCGCTGTCGCTGTAGTCGGGGCCAGAGTAATCGTGCGACGTGTAGTCGTTCATCATCTCTTCAGGGGCAGCCTTAGCGATGCCACCGTTCATTCCAGCAGCCAGAGCAGCCTGACGCAGGTAAGCGTGGGCGGTCTGGTAAGCGTCGCATGCCATCAGCGCCATCTGCATAGCGGTGGTGGTGTCGCCGTTCTGGTAAGCCTGAGCCGACTGCATCTTGTAGTTGTCACCAGCATCAGCAGCCTTCTCAGCGGCAATCACGAGGTCGTCCAAGTTGGAATCGCTTGACGATGGGGTGGAATCACTCGACGAGGACGATGAGGAACTGCTGCTCGACGACGAAGAGGACGAACTGTCGTCATCACCACTGCCGTCAAACATGAAGCCAGCGTCCTTCTGCATTGAGGCGACGTGCATGGCGTGGTTGTTTGCCTCGACGTAGTTCTTGTTGCCAGCGTGGGCATCAGCAATAATCTTGGCACTGTTGGCCTGAGCCTCGGCAATGTGCTTAGCCGATTCCGAACGCTCTTCGGCGGTCTTGGTGGAATCGTTGGCGTGAATCGAAGCGTCATGGGCGGCGTGCATCGGGCCACTGCGGTGGGCATCGGCAGCAAGCGAGTGCAGTTCCGAGGCACGGTTGTGGGCATCAGCAGCGCCAAGGAAGAAGGAAGCGGCACGGGTGTCGCCAGTTGCGCCTGCGGCGTTGGTCATTGCATCAGCAACGTCGGCGTGCATGGCAGCGAGGTCGTCGTGATTGGAAGCCTCGGCCTCGTGGTCAACGGTGTCAACCTTGAAGGGTTCGGTGACGGCAGCAGCCTTGGTGAGCCACTGGGCGATTTCGTTGTTGATGTTGTCTGACATGGTGGAATCCTTATCCTTGGAGTGAGACGGACAACTGCCACGCCCACTTGTTGTGATTGTCAATGCGGTCTGCGAGGAAGTTTGCGATTCCCTGCTGATTTGCTTGTGTTGCTAAGGCAAATGCCTTATTCAGGCTTGTGAGAACACCTGCGTTTGTTTCGGCAAGAGAGGCTACCAACTTCTCGTGGTGATAGCCACTCACTGCGTCGTCCGATACAGAAGCCATGCGAGCCAAGTCCGTCAAGCGGAACGGAGCGAACATGCCCAACTTGCGCAGGTTCTCAGCCATTGGGTCGAGGGATTCATACACGTCCGTGTAGATTTCCTCGAACTTGGCGTGATACTGGGGGAAGTCGGTGCCGACTACGTTCCAGTGAAATCCGTGAGTTCGGTGGTACATCACGGTTGCGTCGGCAAGACAAGTGGCGAGGGCCACCGTCAAGTCTTGCGTCGCATCCTTAGTGATGTCCATGGTGAACTACCTTACGCAACGTTTGGCGTAGCGATTTGGTTGTTAGCGGCCCCAGAAACACCTGAGAGGGCGTTCGACATGCGTGCGGCCTGAAGTCCGTTGTTGAGGGTAGATACGGCGGTAGCGGCACGGCTGGCACTGGCGTGCAGTTCGGCGGCATCGCCAGCGGCCTTCATGATTGCACGAGGTGATGCGCCGGTGGCACGCAACTTCGACAGAACACGCAGGGCGTGACCGGCACGTCCAGCCTCATCACCAGCGTGGTGGGCGGCGTATTCGAGGGTCTTAGCCTGCTGGTGTATTGAGCGGTCATTGCGGTTCTTGCCGTCGCTGAACTTCGTCTGGGCGGCCTTACCAGCGTGGTAAGCGGCCTCGTTGAAGTGGTAGCGAGCAAGGCTGTGGTTGCCGTTGGTGTGTGCAGCCAAGGCAGCAGCGAGGTGGGAGTTGGCTGCGTTCAGGTGGTCGTTGCGTCCGTAGTTCTTTTCACCACGAGGATTGTGCGCCATGGCGTTCTGAATGCCGCCAGTGTTGCCGTTTCCACGGAAAGGGTGACCCATCTCCGGCCCAGAGCCTCGCCCGCCCTTTTCAAGAGTAAGGAGCCATTCTTGAATGGCGTTGGTGTTGTCGGTCATGTGCGTTGCCTTTCTAAGCGGAACGTTCTGGTGAAATGCTACCCCTAGATTTAGAAATCTATGGTTTAGGAACTGCTTTACCCTGCGAGCGCCCGTGCGGTTCTTTCATCCGCCAACTGCGACCTCGTGACCGCAATGACACTGGCTCCGTTGGCGTAATCACCAGCGGTAATACGGTTTTCGTGGTTCTTTGCGGTGGTCAGGTGTACTCCGGCAGCGCCTTCGTGTGCTGTTGCTGCTTCTTCTAGAAGTTTTGCCTTTTCCGGTTTGGCAGTGGTGGCTAGTTCCCGTAGCGCCTTCGCTTGTTCGGCGTGCTGGGCAGAGAGTTCACGGTGCCCCTGTGCACTTGGGTTTTTAGCAAGTTCCTGCGCCCGTGGAGCAAGCGAGCCGAAGCGACCCGACACTTGGTAGCGGTCTGAGGGTGCTGATGAGCCTGCGCCCTCAGCGTCCGTGTGTTGGTTCCCATGGAAAAGGTGACCGAAGAAGTCCTTTTCCAATGCTTCCTCGGCCTTGGCAAACTGCACCCATTGCAGGATTTCACTGTCGAGGTTTGACACGATAACCCTTAGTTACCGAACGGTACGTTGACGTACATGCCAGCACGGTATGCGGCATCGCCAATGTCCTCAGCGTGGATGCCCTCTTCTTGACCCTTGATGGTCGTGGTGCCAGAACGTGTGTAGGTGCGCTGAACGGTGTAGGTGTCGTTGGGGTGGAGAAGAACGTTTACGCCGTAGCCACGGCTGACGGGAAGGTTCACTCCGACGGTGCGACCACCCGAATCACGGAGCGTGTTGACACGTCCGCCAGAGATGCCCAAGATGTTCATTCTACCAATCTGACCAACGGTCTGATTAGCGTCCATCTCACGGAAGCCGTCGAAGTGAGCGCCAGAGTTTCCGCCCGTGTACTGATTTCCGTTGAAGGCGTGTCCAGCCAACTCGTACTTCGTGACGGCGTAGATTCCCTGACCTTCAAGCAATGATTCGATGGTGAAAGGATTGTTCATTAGTTTCCGTTCGCCCGTCCGCCCAAGCCCATGGGGTTGTTGGATGCCATAGCAGCAACGTGTGACAACGCCTCGGCTTGGTCAAGTTGCGCCGTCTTGTCGGCTGCGGCGTAGGGGGTCTTGCCATCAGCAATGTCTTGGTACGCCTTAGCAGCAGCGAAGTGGCTTGCGGCGGCGAGTTGAGCACCACGGATGCCATCCTTCACCATCTGACTGTCTTGGTGTCCGCCAGCCTGAGCCTGACGAACCATCTCATTCAGTTCGTTGCCAAGTTGAGCGTGGCGGTCTGCCATCAGCCTGTAGTTGTCCTGAACGGGGGCGCTATTGCGAATACGGGTGGCGAGTTGGGCCGTCGCCAAGGCACGAGCGGCGTGGGAGTACTGGTTCCCATGAAACTCGTGGCCCATGACATCGCCCTTGGCAACAGACTTCTTGCCCTTGCAGTCGGGGCAAGTAACGTTTCCACCACGAATGGTTCCCTTACCCTTGCAAAGTTTGCAGTCGGCAGCCTTGTTCACCTCATTAGCGGCAGCGGCAGCGTCATGGAAGTCCGCAGCCTTCTGCGCCATCTTCCATTCAGTTGAGGCAGGTAGAACGACGTTCCTACCGCCACGGCCCTGACCGATGTAGGTGGTCTTGCCGTAGGTGTGCGACTGCGCCTCACGGTAAGCATCAGCAGCACGGTAGTGTTCGCCCGAACGGGCAAGTTCGTCCGCTTTCAGTGCGGCGAGGGCGGCTGGGCTTTGGATGTGAGCGCCGACGGGAACTTCCTTCTGACCGAGGATGCGAGTGGTCAGGGGGCTATTGCCCTTCATTCCACCTTTTACCCACGCTTCGTGGCTCTGGTTGCGAGGCGGGCCTCCGCCTGCAACCGCCGCACCGCCACGGGATGCTCCCGATGCGCTCGTGTACTGGTTTCCATTGAACGCATGACCTTCAGTCTCATACTTGGCAACCACTGCCTTTTCAAGCCACGAGGTGATTTCATCGTTGATGTCGGTCATGGTGCTCCTTAGATTTCTGTGTAAGCAACGGTGGTTGAGCCAGAGGCGGTGATGGCGTAAATGGCACCTGTGTAGGTTTGGAACGTAGTTGACTGACCAGCCGACAAAACGATGCCGCTGCCAGCCGTAGCGACGGTACTCAGTGAAATCGTGACTGTGTTGGAGCCAGTGTTGGTCAGGAATACCTGCAAACGGTTGACATTCGCTGGACGGATAAGCGTTCCGCCGACGGGGGTTGCTGATACCGATACCGAACCATTGCCTGCGTAAGCCTGCGAGAGGTTATTGGAAATGTGTGAAGGCATTAGTTGCTCCCTAGGAATGGCTTGGGGTCGTCGTACTCGGTGGGCAGGTCAACGTTTACGCCAGAACCCGTACCGCCGATGCTGAACCCACGAATCTTGCCCTTCTTGACAAGTTCCCAAGCCCATGGCTCCCAGATAACGCCGAGGAATGAGGTGCCAGCAGGGAAGGTCGTCTTGACAACGGTGTTGCTATCGGCCTTCAACATGGGGATTTCCACCTCGTAGGGCCACGTCATAGCCTCGACCCACTTGCCAGCCACGATGTCTACGTTGTGCTGAAGTCGAATGTCACGGTCTGCGTTCTCAACGTAGTCCCAGAGGGCCTTTTGGATTTCTTCGGGGTCAGTCCACTCGTTGTGAGCGTCCATGCGATTTGGAACGTACCAAGGGGCAAGCGTGAATCGCTTTTCGTCGTTCTTGCGGATTGCGCCAATCATTTCACCAAACTCTTCAGACTTCTGAAGAAGGTTGGCATCCTGCATGACTTCGGGGTTCACCATTTCTGGCGCTTCTTCCTCGATGACGGTCATGTTTTCAGGAACAACCTTGGGTTTCTTCTTGCCTGCGTAGAAGGCACCGATTCCACCACCGTTGTCCGAACCGTCAACGTGTACGGCTTCAACGCTGGGGCCGTCCATCTTCTCCACGCTGGTGCGGCCCTTCTTGTACAGAATGCCGACGGCGGTGGAGTGGGCATCGAGCGCAGGAACGACGTTGAACTTGCACCAACCGTTGGACACGCACGAGATGGCAACCCAGTCGCAGCCGTTTTCACCAGAGGCGATGCAGTTTCCGCACGTCATGCCCTGAGCAAGGTACGGCGAGAAGTCGGTGTAGGCAGCGTCCGTTGTGGGGATGCGACCTAGTTCCTCAACCATGTCGTCTAAGGCTTCAGCAAGTTCAACCTGCCATGGGTCGAGGCCGTCCTTCCAATCCTCACCGTGGATTTCACTAGACGAAGAAGAACTCGACGACGTGCTTGATGAGGAAGAACTGCTTGACGATGACGAACTGCTGCTGGATGACGAGGATGACGAAGAGGAACTCGAACTTTCCTCAGTGTCGTCTGAACTGTCGCTGGTGGAATCGTCGTTTTGTTCGCCCTGAACCGCTTGAAGAATGGCGGCAACCGTGTTGGGGTCAAGTTGTTCTACCTGAACGGAGTTGTCGGTGGCAGTCTCAACAGGAGCAGGCTGAGCGAACACGGGGGTGGGTGCCATGAAAGAAAGGGGGAAGTTGATGGCCTTGTCAATGGGGCTACACACGTCTTGTTCCACCACAGAACCGCAGACCACACATGGGTTTACCCCATCAAATGAGTTCTGGCTTTTGGTGAAGGGGTGCTCTACGTCGGCAAGGCCCTTGGCAATGTTGCGAGAAATAAGGCGCTGCTCGGCTTCGGCATCAATGGCCTTTTCACCAAACACTCGCTTGGAAAGACGCTCCCACAAGGGATTATTCTCTTTGGCGTTTGGAACGAGAACGATGGAAACGCCCTCTTCACCAGACTTGTTGACCGACATAAGGTCGGCAGAGGTGTACCCGTCCTGAGCAAGGTCGGCTGCGCCCTGTCGCACCTCAAATGCAACGGACTTGTTCGCAATGATTTCACTCAACGAGACGTTGGCGACCACATCAAGAATGTTTACTTGTTCCACGGGGTGCTCCTTCGTGCCTTGCCCTAAATGCTACCCCACCCTTTTAGAAACTACGGTTATTTACCCTTTGGTCGGGTCGCAGGCTTGGGGGTGGCGATTGTGGAACGGGTGCGCATTACCGCTTGCCCTTTTTGCTTCGAGGCTTTCACCTTGCGAATGCGGATGGTCACGAGGTCGGCCCTTGGTTGTTTGTTAGGGGGCCGTTCTGACCAGTTGTGTTTGCGGTTGTGCCTGCCGCCGACGGTGGGATTTCACCAGACTGGCCTGGGTAGCCTTGACTTGAAATGTCGGCCTGAATACCTGAGCCGCCCGATTGGTCGTTGGGGCCGCCTTGTGGGTTCTGTACGCCCGTGGGTTCGGTGTTGCCCTGTGCGGTGCCGACGGTGGATGCTGAACCACGAGCGCCGATAAACGCCTTCTTGGGGTCTGCCATCTCTGGGTCGGGCTGAATCTGGTTGCCGCCGTAGCGAACGTTGGCAGCCAAACCGTTTTCCTCTGGGCGGAACGCTGGCATTCCAGCAAGTTCACGCAAGTAATCTTCGAGGTTGTTGTCTGGCGTAAGCAACTGGCTCTGGGTCAGGTTCGTCAGGAATGCGCCCAGTTCCACCAAGTCAACTTGGGTTACCTGTCCGTAAGTGAGGGTCGGGCAGTGAGCGGTGTCAAACCCGTTCAGCGACATCAAGCGTGGAATGGCGTGGCTGTTGAACACTTCGGCAATGAGGCGAATCCAAGATTCCACTGCTGCCATGAAGAGGTCTACTTTGGAAGCGCCAAGGGCGAACGAGCCGACGGCCTCGTGTCCCAGCATGATGAAGTCTGCCAAGCAGGTCATCGCAATCTGCTGGTTGTAGCGAGAGATGATTTGGTCAGTGTTGAACTGGCGAGAGCCGCCTGAGTTCAGCAACTTGAAGTCAATCAACTGCTTGCCGTTCTCGTCAAACATCATCGGAAGGACGATGCCTTCGGTTTCGTTGCGCTTTACGCCTCGGACGATGCGCTCCATGGCATACAACGACGACTTTTCAGCAGGCGTAGCGTCTGCGGCGAGCCATTCGGCAGGGACGTAGCCGACAGGAAGGCCAGCGAGGTCACGCTCAACGCCGACGGCCTCAAACTCTTCGATACGACGCTTGTAGTACCACGCCTTGAATGCTGAACGCAGGACGGAGCGACCTTCGGGGTTGCCACGAGCCGACGTGGTGCGGAACAGGAGCGACTTCTCGATTGGAATGACGTTCAAGCGACCCGTTGTGGGGTCACGTTGCACCATGGCCTTGATTCCACCACTCTCGTCGAACTGCCACTGCCACAAACTGTCCTGCGCACGCATGACAATCTTGCGCCAGCCAATCTTGTTGTCGCTGAACTTGGAGCGCTTTGAGGGGTCTTTCTGGTCAGGCCCCTTGCGCTGCTTGTAGACAATCTCGAAGTATGACCACCCGTACACGAGGAATGAGGTGATGGCAATCATGAGTTCATGCCACGAGTGGCTCATGTCGTCCATGCACTCCTGCACGAAGTCGGCTGCCAACTGGTCGTTGTTGTTCGGCGTTTCACCAGTGGGGTCGGTGTGGGGGTCTACACGCCAGTCCACCTGAAGAATGACACGCTCGATGGCGAAGATGATGGCCCCGATAACGGGGTCGTTTTCAGCCATGTCACGGTAGGCTGTGAGAGATTGGCGGCCTCGAAGTTGGGGAAGGATGTCGTCAATGACGAATCCACCCGTGCGCCACAAACCTGTGGCACCGAGTTCGCTGAAGTTATCCAGTTGAGGCAGTTGGTTTTCGTTATCTGCCATCTCTGCTCCGTGCGTCTATCGCTTCACTTGCTTCTATAAGGCTACTACCCTTTTTCACTAGAGAACTGAGTTTGCGGCGCTGGCTGGGCGAGTGTCCGCCCCACACGCCCCAAGGCTCATCAAGCCCGTACTCCAAGCATTCATAGCGAACGGCGCACTCTGTGCAGATTTTACGGGCAGGGGCGAGGTGATTGCCGCCGTGGGTGCCCGTCTCTGGGTAAAAAAGGTCTAGATTGGAAGCGTCCTCTGTGCGACACTGCGCCATCTTGAACCACCACGGGCGGTGAATCGCCTTGGCAAGGTCAAACTCAATGAGGATGGCTTCGCTGGGGAGTTCGCCAAACTCGTCGTCTGCGTCCATTAGTCGTGCTCGTAGTTGTGTATGGACGACAGGTACGCCAAGTACTTCAACGCTTGGTTTTCGCTGAACCCGACTTCACGCATGCCCTCGAAGATTTCGTGCAACTCAGCCAACGACATCAGCAAAAAGTCGCTCTCCGTCAAGTTCACGGCGTTAGCCGTGATGTCCTTGTCAAAGTCGTCTGGTTCGTTTTTCTCTGGCACGAACCCCAGATTAGTACATTTACTTACATTGATGTAGTTCCAAAACTCGCTTACAGGTAAGGACGCAAAAAAGCCGCCACCCGAAGGCGACGGCTCTCTTGGTTAGTCACCGCCACGAGGGTCGGTGCTGAAGTTGCCTAGAACGGCTCTTCGTCAAACTGTGGCTGCGCTTGACGTGGGGCCTGACGTGGGGCAGGGGTACCATTCGTGTGCTGGTTGCCAATGAAGGGCTTAGAGCCGCCTTCAGCACGCTCCGTGCGAGCGATGGTCGTCGTGGCCCAGCGGACAGATGCGCCGATTTCGTTGGCAAACAACTCAACCTTGGTCTTTTCGGTGCCGTCCTGAGCCTGATACTTGCGCTGCTGAAGTTCGCCTACGACGATGACACGGTTGCCCTTCGTGAAGGAATCAGCGAAGTTCTGGGCGATGTCACCGATGGCAACACAGTCGAAGAAGTGGGCTTCGTTCTCCCACTCGTTCGTCTCACGGTTCTTCTTGGACTTGTTTACGGCGACGGAAAACGAAATCATTGCAACGCCGGAGTTCGCAAAACGAACCTCTGGGTCTTTGGTGATGTTTCCGATGATAGTGATGCTGGTGTCAGCCATGGCTGTACCTCTTTCTGTTCAGTTATGTCAGTTGGATGTTCTGACGGTTGGTTTGGTACTGCGGTACTACTTGGTGTGAGCGTCGTCCGATACGAGCGACTTCACTGCATTGATTGTAGCAAGGTTGCGTGCTACCTGTCCACCCTTACTCGATGCGATTTCTCGGCGCACTTCCATTAGAGGTAAGTCCGTGAGTTCGCAAATCCAATCAACCGCTTGGTTCAGCATTTGGAGCCGCAACTTGTCGAGCGAGAGGCAGGAACGCATCCCTTCCTCTAGCGCCACTAGGCGCATCTCGTCTGCGGTGATTGGCTGTGCTTCCATTTGTCTCAACCATACACGCACCTTTGGGGTGAAGTCGGGTCAATGAAACGGACTACAGGTATGGATGATTCTTGCATACTGGGCACTTCTCCCAGCACTGCTCTCCTATCTCCCAGCAAGCCTCAATGAGGTGTGGGTCGTTGTGGTGAATGGAACATCGGGGGCACGCACGTCCCAAGAGTTCGAGCGTGCGCCTATCGGTCATACGACCAAGGTGCGGTGGCTCGCTGCAAGCGTTCGTAAGCCGTCTATGTGCGCCTGTGAGACACGGATAGCCTCTCGCAGGGTCATCACATTGTTCGTGGCTAAGTGGCTCCTGTAGCGAGCGTCAGCCGTCGCTACGGTTGCAGCGTCGTCGGCGTGGTCAATCGTGACCTTCGTTCCGTTCTCGAATGCTTCAGCACGGACACGCAGTCGCTCTTGGGCGAACCCAACCTTGAAGTCCGTCTCAGCCTGAGCCTGTTCACGGACGGCCTCACCAAGTGAGGTGATGAGGCCGTCCATGCGCTCTAGTTCTGTCTCGATGGCTTCTTGAATCTCGAAGGGTGTCAGCATGGACTACAGACCATAGCCGTAACGCTTGGCGCACGTCGGGCCAAGCCCACGAGCCACCGACACAGGCACCGTGAGAGTGCGCAGGCAGCAGAGGCAGGTGTTGCTCGCCATGGCGTTCGCTTCGGCCTGATTCATAAACTCGGCACGAGCAGCGTCCACGTTGCCGGTGAGCAAGAACTGGGCAGCAGCGATGATGGCGTGCTTGCCAGCGTGCGAGCGGAACACCTTGAAACCTTCGGGGGTGATGAAGGCGATGTCCTTGTACGAACGCTCGTTGTTCGAGCCGACGAGAACGCCGAGGGTCAACTTGCCGTTGGCCCACGATGCCTTCGAGATGCGGAACGTGGTGTGACCGCCGTTGTGGGCGACGGTGTAGAACCCTTCAGCCAACTCACGCATGGGAGCAGGTGCAGCGACGGCGGTGGTCGTAGCCGCTGGGCGACCTGAGCCGACCTTGCGAGGCAGTTCGGTCAGCAGGCCGATGAACTGCGAGGCGGTGGCCTTCGAGAGAAGGGCAGCCTCGGCCTGTGCGAGCAGGCTCTGGGGGACGACACGCTGTTCGAGCAGTGCCTTGGCAAACGCAACCTGCTTCTCGGTTGCTGGGGTCTGGATGGTGGTCATTTGGTTCTCCTAATCAGTTGGATGTTTTTTGCTACTCAACTATGGTACAGGCTGGCTGTGACATCTGTCAAGTCAATCTGTACTTTTTCTTTTTGCGCCTAGTCAGCAGCGTTGTAGTAGTCCTCTCGGAGCGCCTCTTCAATGTCGTCGGCGTACTTCTCGAAGAACCACTCAGTGAACGGCTCGTAGTTCTTGGCGGCCTCGTAGGTGGGGTTCCACACGCCCTTGCTCCCCTTCGTTTCGGGGTCGAGTACACATTCCAAGATGAGGGGTTCGTTGATGTGTTCCATGCCGAACGGTACGGGCTGTTCCTCGGCAAACTTGGCAAGTGCTTCTGACCACCACTCTTCGAGGCACTGCCACTTGATTTCGGCGTAGTCGTTGTCCCACTGCTCCTGCGCAGCGTCCGCCCTAGCGTCGTTCACCATCTGGGCGTAGTCGTCGTCGTAGTAACTCATTATCTGGGCGTAGTCGTCGTCGTAGTAACTCATTACGCTGCCACCTCAATCTCAGCCTGATAGCCGAGGTCAACGTAGAAGTCGTAGCGGTCAAAGGCGACAGGGCGACCATCGGGCAACTCGAACGAGATGGTGATGGAGTTGAGACGGTTCTTGTTGTAGCCGTCCACCTTCAGGACGAAGGCAGGAGCGTAGGAACCGTCACGGCTCGCACCCGTCTTGCTGAAGTTCATCTCGAAGCCACGCATCGGCAAGCCGAGAGCGTTGATGAGTTCCATGGCACCCTTGCGGAATACCTTGTTCTGCTGAACCTCGGTCATGTCGTCCGTGACCTCGGTGGACGAGACGAACATACGAGGACGAGCCTTGTAGTCGTTCATGTCGTAGATGTTGCCCCAGCGAAGGTTGGGGTTGCGACCCACGAGGTGAAGGGTGCCCTTGGACGTGACGAACGTCACGCCAGTGATGCGACCATAAGCGTCGGTTGCGACGCTGGTGGGGTTGATAATCATTTGATGCTCCTTGTCAGTTGGTAGGTAAATCAGTTGGTAATGCGATACATCTATTGTGCCACATAGGTGTGACACAAGTCAAGTCAATCAGTCAACGTCTGGTGGGTCGCAGTCCTCGGTGTGGTACTCGACATCAACCTTCTCGCCCGTCTCTGGGCAGGTGAAGTAGAAGGTGCCTTCCTTCTTAGACCAGTAGGCTCCGCTGGTTTCGGTGTACACGGCACGTCCCTCTTGGTCGTCGTGTTCGTCCTCGCACGAGGGGCAGTTGTAAACGGTGTACTCGGTGTCGCAATCCGAGGTGTCGTCGTATGGATAGAAACTGTCTGCGTACATCGTGTGTCTCCTAATCAGTTGATAATCAAGTGTCTCACAGGGGTGTGACATCACTCCACGGTGAACTTACGGCAAGCCTTGCGATTGGCTTCACGCTTCTTGTTCGGAATGCGTACAGCCAAGCCACCACGCCACTCGTGGAGTGTGCCACCGTTGGCAAAGTGACGCTCACGGCGTACCCCTGCTGGTGTGGTGATGGTTTGCTTTTTGCTCATACAACCAGTTTGCCAGACGGGTGTCACATTGTCAAGCACTATTTTTATTTTTCTGTCCGCAACCATTCCCTGTACCTGCCGTAGGAAGTTGGATTAGTTCCTTCCATGACCACTATGGCTGTTCGCACCGTTCATCTACATACCTAGTACAAGGTACGTTAGACGAGGTGATGTAAAGAAAACTTTACTCAAGTGCAAAAACTGCATTTGAGTAAAGTAGTAAAGACTTAGTGGTCGTGACCGTCAGGGTCGTGATGCACTTCGGCCTCATGGTGAAGTTCTGCGAGTGACCGCTCAGCGAGCAGCAACTCCGCCTCGACCTCTTCGATGCGTGAGAGGGTGGCGATGTCGCCGTGGTCTTTGACCCACTTCTCTCCCCACTTGGTTCCAATCCATGCGCCAAGAAAGTTGCCGATGACGAGCGCAACGATTTCCTTAGGTGATGTTGAGAGCGAGTACTTGGCGGCGTAAATCCAAAACAGGGCGTAGCCAGCCTCGAACGTGCCAGCGATGATGGAGCGGTTGCGGCTTTCGGCCTGCACCATAATCGTAGAGCAGATGTTGGCGAACACGAAGCACACGAAGGTGATGACTACGAGGGTCACTGGATGAATCCCTTGATGTACTTCACACCCTCGTAGTCCGATGCTGATGCGACGTGCACGCCTGCGTGACCACGATGATGGAACTCACACAAGACGACGAGGTTGTCGGCTGATTCGACCCACGCCCCCAACTGCTCAGGATTGGAGATGCCTGGGTAGTCGTGTTCGAGCCATTCGAGGTTCACGTCGTTCATGAGAGCGAACTCGATGTGGGCGTGGTGAAGTTCGAGGGGCTTGTCGAGCGAGCACTCAGAGAAGTCGCCACGGTGCTTGCCGATGGCGCACTGCCACTTGTCGGGGTCTTTCTTCCACTCACGGTGCAGGTGATTGAAGTCAACGTAGTTGGGGTCGGCCTCTCGTGGGGTGTGGTCGGGGTAGCGGACGGTGTACTGGTGGCTGACCTTCTGAACGTGGGCGGCTACGACTTCACCATCACTCATCGGCTGCCGCCTTCTTGCGATGGGTGCGTACCGCCTTTACCTCGGTGTCAACGGCTCGGTCTAGGTGAAGGTCGAGGCGCTTTTCCAATCGCTCGGTGGTCGTCTCAACGTCGGCACGAACTTGGGCAACGTCGGCGCTCAGGGACTTGATGTCATCCTTGATTTCCTCTTTGACCTTCAGCACGGTTTCGTCGTTCTGCTTGGCACCCTTGGTCATGCGCCAGATGTTGAGGCTGGTCGAAACTATTGACAACACGACAAGAATGGCCTGCCACGTTGCGACGGTTCCCAGTGAGACGGTGATTGCAAGCATTACTTCTTCGCTTTCTTCTTGGCTGCCTTGTGGTGATGCTTTGGAATGGCGTTGTGCACGGCCCAGAGGCGCTGCCACGTCAGGATGTCAACCTTGCCGTACCAGAACGAGGTGATGTGCTGCAACTTTTGGAACTTGATGAGAGCCGCCTCGGTCAACACACTGAAAACGCCATCAATCGCCAGATGTGCGCCAGCCTTGTTCAGTTCTGTCTGTACAAACTTCACCTTTTCGTGGTAGGCGGTGCCGATTTCCATCAATGGGTAGTTGGCGTTCGTCTCAACGGGGCGGTGGTAGGCGAGGTACCAAGCATTTCCATTCGACGTGTCCGCACCCCACAGGCCATCCACTGAAATCCCCATGAGGGTTTGGTACTTCTCGACAGCGGCCTTGGTGCGAAGGTCGTAGTGGCCCGTCACGCCCGACTTTGGAAGCAAGCGCAGTGAAAAAAGGACGTGTTGGACGTAGTAGACCGTCACCCCATGCGACCCAGGAGCGTACAAAGGTGCTGGCACAGGGTGCTTTGGGGTCGAGGGGGTCACTCCTGCGCCCGTGAGGTTGGTGAACCACTTGGGGTCGGCGGCTTCCAAGTCAACGTAGCCACCGATGCCACTGACGAGGCCACGGCTGGTGAACTGCCAGATAGTCCAGCCCTTCTTGGCCCATGCCGCAGGGATTTTGGGGGCTGGCAGGCCGCACGCTGACTGCGTGGGCTGGTACGAGTGGGGGTAGGCAGCGAGCCAGAGTGCGTACTTGTTCAGTGAAATCGCACCGCTCCACCAGTAGTACGAACCCGTGTACACGATGGGCGTGACACCCGTGAGGGTTTTCACCTCAGTAAGCCACTTGTTCATCCACGCCACGTCGTGGGCGACGGAACTCGTCTGCGTCTCCATGTCGAGCGCAGGTGGTAGAACTCCCTTGGCTCCGCCTGCTGCGACGAAGTACTTTGCGTCCGCAACAGGGTTGTCGGTGGGGCGTGCATAGTCGTATGCGCCCCACGGCAGACCGGATTTCACTGCGAGGGTCGTGTCGGTTCCAAAGTAAGGGTTCGTGTACCACGTTCCTTCCGTGGCCTTGACGTACACGCCTGCGTAACCGGCCTTCACCACTGAGGCGAAGTCAATCGGGTGGGGGTTGTTGGATGACACGTCCAGCATGTGCACCCACGAGGCGCAGAGCGGTGTTGTGGCGGCCTTTGCAGGGCTTGCCGTGGTGATGGGTGCCACCGCCAGTGCCAAGGCAAGAATGAGGCTCGTGAAGGGATTGTGGGGTAGGCGCATACCCAAATCGTACCGCCCGTTTTGGAAATCCTAAGAGGCTACGCCTTTCACCATCTGAACGTTCATCTGTGGCTCCCACAGGTAGATGTTCAGGCGTGCACGGACTTTGGCACGCTGATTCGGGGTCAGGCCGCCTTGGTATCCGAAGGCTTCGTGGTAAACCGCCCACTCTTGACAAGGTTCCAAAACTGGGCAGTCGGCGCAAAGTTTCTCCGCCTCAGAACCAAATGAACGCCCGTCCTCAGGGAAGAAGAGGATGTTATCTGCCCCTCGGCACGCAGCCTCTCGAATCCAAACTTCACGGCTTTGGCTGTTTGGGCGTGGCACTTTTGGGGGTTACCTTTCTAGGGTGTACTTTGATACGGCTGTGCCCTGCCGTTGGTGTCCACTCGCCCTCGGTGACGAGGTTGCTTTTCATCCCGTTGATGGCAGCCTCGTGGATTGCGACGGAATCGTTCACCATTGGCATGGGGCTTATTCGGGCGACGACTTTGCCGCCCCCCATGTGCTCTACGAGGTAGGTGTTCCGCTTGCCACGGTGCTTGGAGCCGTCCGTGTTGGCGCAGTAGATGTATGTGCTGATGACTACCTCGTCCATGTGCCACTCACGCTATCCGCTATGTGTGACAAACGCAAGTCAATCGGCTGTCGGTATCGTGTTGATTTCCTCACGCCTAGAAGTTGCCAAGGTCAATGGCGCTGATGGCCCCAGCGATGACGGCGATGGCAGCGTTGAGGCCGTTGCGGAATCGTGTCCAGTCCACGTCGAAATCTTCCTCGTCGCTGTAGATGTTCAGCATCCAGCCGTTCTTGTCAGCAAGGTTGCGCAGGGCACGGTAGTTGTACTCCGTCCACGCCGATTCGCCGTACTCGATGTACGAGGCAAGGGCGACGGCGCTCAGGGCGACGGGTCGGCGCACGATGCTGCCGTCCATGCCCATCTCGCTGGTGTTGAAGGCATCGGTTGATGTAATCGTGATGCTTATCATGGTGGTTCTCCTAGTCAGTGGTCAAGTAGATACTTCAATGATACATGATGGGTGTGACAGGCGCAAGTCATCCGTAGACAACGTTGCCCAGCATCACCATCTGCATGATGATGTCGCCTGCGCAACTGTCGTAGCGACTAACGTGGTCGTCCACTCGGCTACCGCAGTGGTACCACTTGCCTGCCCAGACCTTCTGGCACGCTTCGATGATGTCTGCGAAGGTGACCGTCTTGGCGATGACCCTTCCTTCGTCCTCTGGGTCGTCAATCTCGACCTCGATGGTGAAGGTGCTGGGGTCGCCCTGCTCCGTCCAGTCTGCGATGGCTGCCTTGTTGTACTTCGCCCTGCGCCACCATGGTGCCTGCTCCCATCCTGAACCAGTGATGGCAGTCCACACCTCGTTAGCGTCGAACTCTTTGGTGACGGTGATGAAAATAGTGTTCATTCTGATTCCCCTTCTGTCTCGGTGTGGCTGTACTCGAACTGAACGCAAACGTAGGTGGGATTCCACGGCTTGCTGGTTGGTGTCTCACCACACTCGTGGCATGCGAGCACTTCCCACTCTGGCTCACTTTCGGGCCATGGGTTGATGTCCCACAAGTGGTCGGCTGCTGGGCAGCCGCATTTGCAAATCTCGACCTGCTCCTGCTCGGTGGCGATGCCCACTACGCACCAACCTTCACGCCGTAGGAGACAGGCTCGGCAGGGATGAACCAGCCGTAGGTGCGCTCGTCGCCCTCAATCATGGAGCGGTCAGTGGGGTCGTAGCCGAACACATACTTCTTGCCCGACAGACGCTCGATGATACGGCGGTAGCGAGCGTTGCTGTACTCACGCATTGCCACGGTGCTCTGAACCTTGCGCTCAGCCTTGGCGAGTTCCGCCTTGACTGCTTCCAGTTCCTTCTTCAGTTGCTTCTTGGTCATTTGGTGCTCCTCGTCAGTTGGTGTTGCTTTATACATCCATGGTACAGGACGGGTGTTACGTCTGTCAAGTATTTATCTAACTATTTCGTAGTGGTGCTGAACCGCCTTCTTTTTCTTGGGCAGTTCCTTCATCTTTGCGCTGCCGCCGACGATGGCGTGGTAGGCACGACGCATGCTCGATGCTTCGATGAACCAGTCACGACGTTGGCACTGCTTTGATTCGCAGACAAGGCCGTTGCGCCCTACCCATTGCACCTCTACGAGGTCAGTTGGAGATTTCATACCTACAACTGTAGCACGGTTGAGTGACGTATGCTATACTCGTTTGCATGACAACTGACACCGAAGTAAAGACCATGACATTGTTCGCCTACGGAACACTCCGAACGGATGAGCCTCTACACAGTTGGGTGCGTGACGAAATCATCACCAAACTTGGGACGGGCGTAATCCGTGGAGCACGACTGTACTACTCGAATGCGCACAGGGGGTACCCGTACCTCGTGTTCACTCCGAACGTAGCGACAGACCAAGCCGTTGGTGAACTGTTCGAGGTTTCAATCAACGACAACATCATCTCGATGTTCAACATGGAGATGAATGCTGGCTACACCGTTGCTGATGCAATCGCTACGATGCCTGACGGCACGGAGCACCCTGTCGTAGTCTGCGCATGGTCGCACGAGCACGGCGAAGAAGTACCGAATAACGACTGGTGTTCAACTGAGCGAAAGGAATGGTGGCGATAATGAGCAACCGAAAGAACAACCGAGAGTTGGCAGACATGCTCGACACGCAAGATGTCGGGTACCTAGCGAGTGTGTACGAGATGAGCGAGGACTTCATCCGAGGCATGAGCGACGATGAGTGGTGCGCCTTCCTCGGCTGCACGATGGGCGAGTTGCCGTACTTCCTCTTCGACGACGAGATTGCTCCGTTTGCCACGATTGATGGTGAACCGATTGAGGCATTCGAGGACGAGGTTGAGTTCGATGACCTTGACACAGATGCGACGCTGTTCAGCATCGAGGCGTACCTGAAGAAGCAGGGCAAGAAGCCCGTGGCGAAGAAGCCGACGGTGTTCGCCAGTGAGTACGCACGCCCCTCGGCGTTTGCTGCCAAGTCCAAGGCTCCGAAGGTCGTGCCCCATCACTTCGAGGTGATTCGATGACGGTGGGCTACGACACGGACGGCACCGCATGGATGACCGTTCGATACACAGTTGAGGTACAGGTGATGGCGGACAACGAAGAGGACGCTCTCTACTTTGCCGACCTCGCCTTGCCAGATGTTGACGTAAAGAGTCTCGCTGGTTCGGGAGAGGTGGTGAAGTAATGGAAGAGATGAACCTCACCGACGAGCAACGAGCACGAGCCATGGGTTTCTCATGCGCTTATGGCTTGACTGCGTTGGCATCAGCAGCGTCTAGGGCAGGCAAGGAGTTCGGCACGC